TATTGTACGTGTGGGCACTGATGTGTTCTTTGACAACAGTGAATGGCTCACAACAGATCAAATGAATTGGATACGAGACAATGTGCTAGATTCACGCTATCGAGTACATCGTGCACAAACAAACGGGCACGGTGACAGTGTGTTTGCTATTTTAAAGCCTGGAGTTATATTAAGTAGTTTACATGACCACGACATAGATTACAATCAAAGTTTTCCTGGCTGGGAAGTTTGTAGGATTTGGGATGCCAGCATTATGGCAGCCTTGGAAGTGGGAAAGTTTAAATATGAAAACTTCAATGAACGATGGTATGTGCATGGACGCACACCCACCACTGAGTTTGCCAACTTTGTAGATACGTATCTACACAAGTGGACTGGCTTTGTCAAGGAAACTGTGTTTGATGTCAACTGCCTGGTGTTAGACGAACACAATGTAATTTTTAGTGCCTACAACAAACAAGTCTGGGATTTTTGTAAACTACACCACATTGAGCCCATCATAAGTGAAATGCGGCACAAGTATTTCTTTGATTCTGGTATCAGTTGCTGTACTCAGGACATACGCCGCAGTGGCAGTTTAGAAACCTATCTTTGATATTCGACTAGTAGTTGACGGGCCACGCCTAGGATTTAATGTAATTAAATCGCGGTTGTAAAATTGCCAGGGCAATACTGCGTCTCCAAGGTGTTTGTCTAATGCTTGTGCACCATGACGTTGACTAAATTCAATAAGGGTAACTGCCTGGGAAGGGGTCAATGTGTAAGCATGCGAACCTTTGCTCCAGCGCCCATAAATTTGATTGACTTTACATTCAGCAGTGGTGTAGAGTTTTACTAAATGGGTGGTTATATCTAAATCAACAGGCCACTTATCTTGTACCACTGCATCATGTTCTAATATTATAATGGGAGTATTTTGAGTAGCACATTGTTGCCAAAGCAAAAAGTGTGACATCCAACATCCCTGAGCACCCGGGCGTTTGTTCATCTTCCCCAATTGACTCATGTCAACATTGATGTTGACCCAGGATACATTAGTTAAACTATGGCCATCGACTGCTGTAAATTTTTTGTACTGCCAGCCGTGTCTGGTTAAACTGGCCCAACATTCGGCTGCTACCGGCGATGTTGGGTGCGCAATTACATAAGCAATTGGTTGTTCCATCAAAGATTTTGCATTAAACGATTGACAGTGGCTGCACGTTGCGCCTTGTTTTTCTCACCCAACACAACTACTATAAACTCGTGACCTTGGCGATTTAGTATTAATCCCATGCAAAAACCTGCAGGATTTGTAAATCCAGTTTTGCTTACCACAATGTCTTTGAATTGACTTAGTGTGTTAAAGTTGGTGTTAATTAAACTGACAGCATGTTTCTTTTTTGGTGCTGATAGTCGTACTTCTTTTAATGTGCTAATACTGCGTATGAGATCATATTGTAGAGAGGCCTTGAACATTTCCTTGACTTCTCGTGGTGTGCTGACATTAAACACACTTAGCCCCGATGGATCATTGAATTGTGTGTTTGGCAAGTCAAGCTCGGTGGCTTTTGCATTCATCATAAACATAAAAACACTGCGACCACCTGGATGATTTTCGGCTAGGGTTTCGGCTGCGGCATTGTCGCTTCGAACTAACATTGCGTGTAATAACTCAAGTCTTGAATATTCACGCCGGGGCAACCGAGTGTTTGCACGTCTGTTGTCAATGACCAGTAGTTCGTTTAATGATGCTGTGCTATCTAACACCACCATTGCAGTCATTATTTTGCTTAGACTGGCAATAGGGCGTTGTGCGTCATCACCTTGCTGACTAACAATACGATCATCAGACACATTGTACACCAAAGTAGCTGGTGTAGCGTAGACTGATAATGAAATTGCAGTCAGAAATGCAACAAAGAACTGTTTCATGACACTACTTTGACTCCGTATAATGCTTCAAATCTGTCAGCGTCGGCACGATCATTGACCATGGGCTCTCCCCTGATATTCAAACTGGTATTTAACAGCATGGGGCATCCAGTTCGGGCATACCAAGCTTCTAGCAGTTGTCGGATCCCTGACCCGTCTTTTGGTACTGTTTGTACCCTACTAGTATTGTCAACGTGACACACAGCAGGAAATATGTGAGGATGCCTACAACGAGCGATGACTTGCATATACCTACTGTTATCGAAACCACGAGGCATATCAAAATACATATCAACATGCTCCTCCAGAATGACTGGAGCAAAGGGTCTAAATTTTTGTCTGCGTTTGATTCCATTTACACGATCCTTGATGTCAGCACCACGTGGGTCTGCCAGTAGACTGCGGTTACCCAATGCACGGGGTCCGAACTCGGCTCGTCCACTAGCAACCCCAACAATCCCAGTATCAAGTAGATGCACCATTGCATCATGGACAGGATAAACGCCATCAATGCAGTGGCCCAGAAGAGCAGTGTTCCAATGTAAACGGCCACCGTGGGCAACAGCGGCGGCACCAAGACTAGAACCAGCATCACCAGGATTAGGTAGGATCCAAATTTTCTCAAAATATTCTCCAAGATGCCGATTGGCCAGGCAATTTAATGCAACTCCGCCCATGTACACAAGATTAGAGCTCCATCCAAAATCTCTGGCTCGGCGCATTACATTATTAATTAGTTCTTCTGTGACAACTTGTGCTGTGCAGGCAATATCTTCATTGGTGGCAGATTCTAAAAAGGATTCATCAAGTCCCAAGTGTAGGTTGTCTTTGAATTTGATGTTGGACTCACTGTGCACTAGTTTAGAAAACATTTGCTCGTACCACACAGGTCTTCCCCATCCTGCCATGCCCATGGTGATATATTCTTCATCCAAGGGGTGCAACCCAACTCTTTTGGTAATTGCGCTGTAAAACAATCCAATGCTGTGGGGATATCTCTGGTGCCAGAGTTTGAGATATGTGGCCCGGCCTTTGGCATCATATTCTGCGCCCCATATACTAATCGTATCCCACTCGCCTACAGCATCAATGACCACCACAGTGGCACGGTCATAGGGACTGGTTTGAAATCCAGCGGCTGCATGACTTAAATGATGACTGTGGCCAGTCACACGGTCAGGCAACACACAAGGACCAAACTGTTGTTTAAGTATTTGACGTACAGTGAGTTTATTCCATTCAATGCCTTGACCGCTGTACAGTTGTCGTAGCTGTTTCTTCCAAGGTATTTCGTAGTAGGCCACTGTATCAATACTTCCGGCTGCCTGCCAGGCATCCATGATCAACTCTCGATTAAGGTTGTGATCGTTCTTAATCTTGCTGTAACGTTCGCTGTGCCCGGCAAAAAGTATATCGCCAGCTGTACTAATTACAGTGGCGGCTGCGTCGTGAAAGCCTGCGCTGATACCAAGTATATTCATTTGTAGATAAATGGATCTCGTTTGCGTAGTTCTTTTAATTTTCGACGATAGCGAATTTCTAGCTTGATTCTTTCGTATAATCTACGTAGCCATCTCATAATATTTTCCTTGAATGATAATCGTAGCCGGGGCGCATACGATCTATTTGCTGTTGTTCATAATCAGCATCGCTCCAGCAGTAATCATACACTGCTTGAACTCCGTCTACTTCTATGGAGTATATATCTAAATGTCGGCCCATGATATCCCATATTTTTTCATAGTCTTCGGTACCAAAACTTTGTTTTAGATTGACTTGCCCCACGGGCAAATATCCCAGACTTAGTTTAGGGTCCTGGGGATCTAGGTTGTTTTCAATCAGCCATTCTCGAAAAGCACCAATGGTTTTGTCATGCCAGGGGTGGCCGCCACCCACTGTGATGTTGTTGCCCCATTCTACATCAAACTCGCCTGAATAATATTCCAAGTGCGTGATGGCTTCGCAAACTGTGGTTGTGAGTTCAGGAGCACCTTCGTCTCTAAACACTTCCATCAGAGTTTTACCAATCTGTGCCCAGTGCATGTACACGCCACCTAAGACTCGATCATACCCATTGGAGACAAAGCCCTGGCGATGCACATCTTCTAACTTGTAACGAGGAGCATTGATCCAAGTGGTGATTTGACTGGGGCGCACCCAAAAAGGATTTGTGGCTGCCTTGCGCAAGCCCAGGATGAGATTTTCCATTTCATGGCAAATCAAGTTAAGTTGCCTGATACTGTACTTGGTTTTGTAGTCAGCATTGATGTACCAGGTGCTGAAATTATCAACTGTGCCTTGTAATATTTCAAAATGATTGTGTAGCCGATTAAACAAGTCATGATTAACGCCCATGGGACTATGATCATGTGCGAAAACATTTGCAGGGGAGAACACATCATCAATTGCATAGCCGTCAAGCCCTTGATTGATCTGTTTGATGTGACGATTCAAAGCAGTGCACAGGAACTCAATGTTTCTTCCTGTGGTGGGGAATCCCATGAAACAAAAATTCTTCTCCAGGAGATTGCCGGACTCTAACAATGATTTTAATGCTGTGATCCAAGCCTGTGCCAAGGCATGCTCCTCAACATCAATGATGTAATTGATTTGATCCTTTTTGTCTAAGGGATCACGCAGTACAACTTTAATTTGGGATTTCATTCCACCACCGCGCTATTTCTTCACGTTCTGATAATATTTGTTGCATGTTAGTTGGTGACGATCTTATGTTTTCTAATTTTAACACACGGCGCTTGCCCCGGACAAGTGCATCTGAATATTGATCCGGCCATTGTTCTTCAAATGTTGGTCGTGATCGAAGTTGAAGCAGTACATCACGCATGGCGCCAGCGGAGCGGCCTGCTAACTCGTCAATCCATGGTTCCAATAAGTGTCGAGGCAATGACAATGGACTCATTATTATATCTGGAGTAAAACTAAAAATCACCTTGGCCAACAATTCTACATCGTATTCCCGAGCCAGAGCCTGAATAGCATCTACTTCAAACATGCCCGGTAATGTCAATGTAAAGTCCAAACGCATCTGTCGCCGGTTTTGCTTGTACTTTAATCCTTGTTCAAAGTTTTTTCTGAACTGTTGGTAATCAAGTCCTGTTCGGATGTATTCTCCAGTGGTTCCGGTTCCATCGATGCTGGCACAGATTTGCCAATCCCGAACATGAGCCAAAATATCCCGATATAGATTAATACTCCGAAAATCAACGCGACTAAGATTGGTGTTATACCTGGCATATACTCTACCTCCATCATTTAATTCTACTATGCGCTTCATGTAGCGCCAATGTTGTTCGTACATGAGTGGCTCGCCGCCAACCCAATATACTTCTTCTACTCTGTGTTGCTCCACAGCCTCAGCAAATTCTGCTTCAATTTGCGTGTCTTGGAACGCACTTATCTCTGTTCGAACTTCGGGACGCATCCATACATTTTTAGGATTGCCCCAATCAATCATGTCATGCTGACGTTGTTCGCTTTCCCATGCACTGCTCAACATGTCGCCGCATGTGCGACATTTAAAATTGCAGAGATTGCTGAATCTATAGTCCCAGCTCACTGGTTGCATTGTTGTGGTGCCGTCTTCCAAAGTTGAATCCATTACTTCCGGCCATTTGTGTTGAAACAGATGCCAAAAATAATCTCTGTACACCGATGTATTTAAAAGTTTGTTGTTGCAGACATCACATTCGGGCAAGGTCTCTCCAATCATCATGCGTTGGCGCACACTCTTCATGTGCTCACTGTTCCAGTGTTGCTCCAGTGTCATGGGAATGTAGCGTCCTGTGCCTGCACTTGTGTCTATGTACTGCTGAAAATTTTGTGCCGGTTCTCTTGACGCACAGCACATTCTGCGTTCAGTTTGTGGACTTAGATAAGTGTGTGTCCAGGGCGCCAGGCAAAGATTAGGTGGCGGGGTCAAAACTGTATCCAATCAATTCAGCAAACTCGGGCGACACTTTACACAAACTCTGATTGCGTCGACGATCCAGTGTTTCTATCTGCATGCGTAACACACGCCCGTCAGTGCTGGCTCCGCCATTCATAAAGTCAACGATGCCTTGAAACTCAATTTGATTCTGCAACGATATACGGGCTTGTTGCAGGCGCTGTGTAATGGCTGATTTGGCTGTTTCTGGCAGGGTTGACACACTGAAATACCAAGCGTCATGCATGATATTCCAATAAACAAAATCAAATTGTTGTTGATCAATCCAATTTGCAACTTCTTCAATGTAATACACATTGAATACATTCACTGTGGTGCACACTTGCAGACGAATATTGCGCAGTCTTGTCTGCATGTTTTTAAAAAGAGCAATGTTTTCAACCACGTTGTTCCATACAGCATTGGTTCTTTGATATTCAAATCTTTCATTGACATCATCAATGCTAAAAGCAATTTCTACTGTGCGAAAATGCTGCCATATTTCTTCGGCTCGAGCTGGATACTGTGTACCATTTGTGTTGTAGTGTATTTCAACTTGATGTGCAATACCACGATCCACAATGCCCTGCAACATGTCAAAATGCTCTTCAATCATGAATGGTTCACCACCAGTGAATTCGATGTAGCGAATATCATTTAATGACTCATCAATTTGATTCCAAAATTGTTGATTTTCTCGGGGCCAGGCCCCGGCCTTTAACATTTGATAATGAAAGTTCTTTTTTCGATCCACCGAAGAGTCATGGGCGATTTCTTCCACGGCAAAGGTACTTGAACTCCAACTGCCGCAAATCCTACATTTTAGATTGCAGATATTGCCCAGCTTTAGGTCCAAAAACATCAAGGGTTTGGCATCTTCAGTCCAAGACTGATCTAGCAGTATGTGTTTGAGTCTGTCCAGGGTGTGCATGCGTTTGCTGGTGCGTCCTGCACTTTCTTCGTTCCAGCATTTACGACAAGTCTGCGGAGTTTGGCCCGACAAAAATTCATTGCGTAGTTTACGCATGTGTTTGCTGTTTTGTATCTCAGCAAAGTCAGCAGTCATTAAACTGAACTTGTTGCCTTGGTCATCTACAATTTCATCATCGGCCAGGCAACACGGTCGCACAGTGCCAATGGGACTGGCCTCCAAGCTTATCCAGGGCAGTACGCAGAATTTGGGTTGTGGTATATTCATAACAGAGCTTTTAATTCTGGAATAATATCCAAACAACGTTCATTTCTAATGCCATCTAACTCGTGTGTTTTGCGCCAAAATGTATCAATTAAATTAGTATTATCTGTGGCATTCATGAAAGTGATGGCGCTTTCAAATCCTTGTCTAGCTCGTCCCAAAGGATCGCCAGCTTGTTCAAGCCAAGCAATGTGATCATGATACAATGCTGTTAGTTTCTTTTTGTACTCAGCAGGGGCTATGTCTATTCTGTAGTAGGCAGGGTCTTGTAGTATATTTACATTCAAGTCCTGTGCTCGAATCAACCCTTGCTCTACCCAGGCACGATGAAACTGGGGCAAATGCATGGCATTCATGATGCTCAAAGTAGGACTGATGTAAAAGTCTACTTCTGGACATATGGCCAACATGTCTCTACGGTTCTGCTCCACAGTTGCCCAGTTGGTACCTTTGCGTATGTACTCTCCACGTGCGCCCATGTCGTCTAAGCTGGCGCCTACGGCCACAGATTTAAATTTTTTCCAGTATTCAAATACACTGCGACCTTTAAGATCAGTGTGCGTAAAGTTTGTATTATAAATCAATCTAACATCTGTACGTCCGCGGCGCACCAATTCTTCTAGAATGCGATAGTGTTCTTCCATTAATAATGGTTCACCGCCGGCAAAATATATTTGTTCTACGTAATCTAAATGCGGCTCTAGTTGTGTCCACATGTCTGTTTCTGTGCGGCCTGCATAATTTAGCACAGTATTTCGATCTTTCCATTCGGGGCCTGCTAGTTTTGCTTGATCCTGGTACCACTGGCTACTAAAGATGTGCCCACAGCTACGGCATTTTAAGTTGCACAAGTTGCTGAAACGAATATCCCAGTATGCCATTTCAAAAGGTGTTGTTTCCAGTTTTTTGATATGATGCCCGTGATGCTTGTTGGCACTACGGCGCCCACTAAAGAAACCCGACTCTTCTTGTTCATAACACCGAGTGCAGGCCGCATGTGGCGTTTCACTCAACATATCAGTACGTAGCTGTTGCATGGGTACGCCATGCCAAATTTCTTCCAATGTTTGTGTGCGACAATTGCCCACAACACCTGGTTTCATTTCAGCATGGCAGCAAGGATAAGCTTCACCAGTGGGGTAGGCATGCAAATGTATCCACGGATAGATACAGAACGTCTTAGAATCTCGTAACAAGAATTCTTCACGCTCTGTGAGTTCAGTTGGCTTTACTAAATCAGTTGAGTTATAATTATAAGCTGTCATACCATTCTTTTAAGTTGGAAAATGTACGCCCAAAGTCTTTGTTTCTACGTGCATCATACTGTGAATAAAATTCTTTAAAATCATTCAATAATTTTGGCTGGTCAAATGCATCACTGTGTGGTGTTTTGACTACGTCCAAATAATCAACCAGACGCTGTAGGTGATTAATTTCGTGCTCATGCAGGGCTGGATTGTTTCTATTGCGCCACAACCAATTTTTTAAATCATACATGTAATTTGATTTCAGGTTGTCTGGCAGCACCAATGCACTTTGAAAACTAGGAAAACGTAAAATATTCAAAGTAAAATTCAATTTGTCACGCCCATATTTTGCTTTCCATTGCAACATGTGATCTAAAAACTGCGGCAAGCTATCCAAGCACAAGGCATTTATTGTGCACATTATGTGTATGCTTCTAATCTGTCCGCTGTCTAGTAGGCGTGTGACATTGGTGATCCAATCTTTCCAAACTAATCCATCACGTATATACTCTGCGTGTCCGGACATGCTTTCGTTGCTGGTATAAAGATCTACATTTAACCCGTTGACACTGGCCAGCAGGCGATCAATATCTACGTCGGTGCCCAGGTTACTATTGATTGCTAACCGAGTATTAGATCTGCCTGGATTATCTCGGAACCAATCTATCAGCTTCCAAGTATGTGACGACATCAGCGGTTCACCACCGGTGATTCTTAGTTCTTGGAGAGTCCGATGCAGATCGCTTTCCCACCAAGCAAAGAACGCTTCAATATAGGGATTGGTTTCTCCAAATTTATAAAGCTGTGCACCAGGGTGTTCGTGTGTGAAATGATTTCGGCCATCTGATTGTAACTTGAGGTAAGGTCCATTTTTTTTGATATCATTGACCCATGTTGTACTAAAAGCCGGGTTGCAATAGCTACAAGCAAACTGACAAGTTCGATCAAAGGCAATTTCCAAGGTGCGAAGATCAACATCTTCATCCACAGGTGTTTGCTGTGCTTGACTTAACAACTCTATGGGGTAAATGCGACTTTTGTACACACGGTCGCTGATGGCATTGCGATCCATGTCTTCAATTTTCCAACAATACTCACACCCTGCCGGTCGTTCACCACGTTGCATCATTGCACGATCAGCTTTCTTTTGATCAGTATTGTGCAACAGCTTAGGGTTAGCACTGACTCGATCTTTGTCAACTAAATGAGCTGGCGGGTGATGGCAGCTTGTGGTCTGCCCACTGCCCAACCATATGGTGGCGTTGTACCATTTGGCTGCACAAAAACTGGCACTGTTGGTGTCCAATACTTGTTGTTTGAATTCAGAGTCGTTCATTGTATGTTAGATTGAATAAAATTAAATAGATTTTCGGGCAACGTGCTGTCTTGTTCCTGTTGAAACTCACGTAAACGATATTGATTATATTTACAGATATCTTTGCAGGCTGCCAAGAATTCAGACAAGTTGCTGGCGCAGAGATCTTCAACTACCTGGGCAATTCGTGTAATACGATCAAGATCATTTTCTATTGTATCAAAACTTTCGTCAATTACGCTCCTAAAAGTTTTAAATCCAATATTGCGCATGTCTCGATAAAATCCTGCGTTGGCCACTGCAATCCAGGGGTGTGACATGGCTATAGGCTTCCATATCTTTTCTGTGCGGAAACTGTAGGGATTGTGAAAAACAGTTTCGGTTACCAGGCTAAAGTAAGTGTCAATGTAGGGTTCGGCCTTGATGTAAGCTTCGCCCCACTCGTTATTGAACAAACTGTACTTGACTAGACTGGTGTCAGTGGTATCTAGATTATCAATTTGGTCGCTGTATCTATCAACTTCGTAGTATTTGGGCAACAACTGAATTGGTGATTCTCTCTCCATTAAATTTTCTCCGTTGTGCATCATTGGTAGTCTAGTACTACCAATCGTGCCCAATGAACTTAGACAGGTGTACAAACTTTGTTCAAGTAGTCCCGACACTCTAAATTTTTCCAACAGCCATTTTCGGTGCTGTCGATGCCGGCCATTTAAAAATAAAAATTTATAAGGCTTGTGTGTTTTTTCATAAATCTCCGGCCAACGTTTTGATGTTGGAATATTTCCTTCAATTTTAAGCAAGTTGTGACCAAAACCATCATACTTGTGATAACAAAATTCAGGATTCATATCTCCACCAGCCAATATCATTATTTTTCTTGCCTGGGCCAGGTCCATTAAATTATATCGATTTAATTGTCCCAGCATGGTGTCTGACCCTTCCCAGGGGTTACTGAAAATAATGTGTGCGATTCCTGACTCTGCTACTTCTCGTATAAGACTGTTGTAACGTTCAAATTGCCAGCGACCCATTAGATATACTGCACCTGGTTCAATAGTTACTTGGTCAAAATTTTTAAATTCAACATCAAGGAATGGTTCAATAATTGAGTAAATCTCGCAGTGATACTCACCATAGAGCTTAAAGTTTTTTTGCATGATACTCACATTCTTGCCACCAGGCACGCATTTCAGGAAATGTTGCTAAAAAATCAGTGCCACGACGACGATCGTGTTCATTAAAAAAACGATAAAAGTCTGCCTTAATAAGAGAGTTGTCATTTTTTTGACCTTCTCTCATCCAAGCAATGTCTCTGCGCAATCGTTGTACTTCGTAGTCTTTGAATCCATGAAATGGATCATCTTCGGTTTCTAAATTAAGCTCCATCCAGTCTGCTGTGCGTTCTAATATGCCAGCATAGGCTTCGGGCAAGATTTGTAAACTTTGCCAAGCAGGTTGCCTTAGTACTGGAGTATCAAACCACACACGCTGATAGGTATGGCTGTGTTGTTGACGTAATTGTAAAATCCATTCTAATTGACGCTGTAATCCCAGTACGCTGAGATTATTCATGGTGATAATAAATGTCAAACTGTTGCGACTGGGAATGTCATGTAAAAAGTGATTGACGCGGCTTTTTACGCGATGAAAGTCCATGCCACTTCTAATGTACTCAGCATGCTCTGCGATGCCCGAATCCAAGCTGACATACTGCATGAAGTGTTCGATGTTGCTGTTGCAGAGATTTTTTACATAGTCAAAGTATTTGTTCCACAACTGTGGTTCCACACTCAAGTTACTGGTAACATTCAAGTGCAGGTCTGGCTTGGGCAGGGCCAACACATAGTCAAACACTCGATACGTGTTTCGATCCATGAGTGGTTCGCCACCGGTCATGCGGAAATGTCGTAGTCGGGGGTATAATGTGGGCCACCACTCCCAAAACGCATCAACATAGGGATTGTGTTCGCGCACAGGAATAGGTCGGTTACGGCCAACAAAATGGCTGGGATCATTGTGTGTGGTGCTGGTGGGATAGCCGCCCAGGCGATCTACTTCATCTTGCCAGCTACTGCTGAATTGCGGACTGCAATAACTGCATTTGAGGTTGCAGGCATGATTAAAATTGACTTCTACATAAGTGGGTACAACATCGTCTTCAAGCCCAGTGCTGTTTTTGATAGCGTCATAGTCACTGGCAGCCCAAGGCTCGCCACTGCGATAATGTCGATCACTGAGTTTGCCCAAATCTTCCATGTTCCAGCAGTAGGAACATTCACTTGGGCGCTCGTTACGCAACATAATTTGTCGTTGTTGCTTTTTATGAGGAGTATTGTGCAATTGCCCTGGATTTTCTTTTAATCCGTCAACAGGTATTTGATGCAGTGGTGGATGATAACAACTGTTATTAAGCCCTGTAGGCAAGTGCAGACTCACTTGTTTCCATTTGGCCAAACACAAGGCCGGCCCTAATTTCTCTTGCATTTGTTCAGCCGCTGTTAGAAACACTGATTTTGTATGCGCCATTAAATGCCTAACAAAGATTGTAGCCTCGAAGATAACAATAGTCTAGTCTCATGTTTTACTGATTGCACAATTTCTTTGCACTCAGCGTAAAGAGTATGGGTTTGATCCAAGACATTGTTATCTAAATACGTACCATTTTTTATGGTCCATGTATCCGGTGTTTCTACTTGATCATAGTTCCAGGTCGCCCAATCATCAAGATTTGTTAAATTCCCCCTGAAGTTGTATTTGTTAATAAGATTAACAAAGTTTGGTATATCTCTGAAATTATTTTTTTGCACAACAAACATTAAATTGACTAGATGAGATAGATTGTTATCATATAGAAATTCAAAATTCTCTATTAGTGTTTCCCAGCTACCCCCAAGTCGCACTTTTTCATAGACTTCCTTTGCCCCGGCATCAATGCTGATACGATATTCAGTTATTCTATCAAACAATGCCGTCTTGGGCAACTGTTTCTTTATCAACAATCCATTAGTAAACAAGGTGAACGTTTGTGTATCTTTTCCTAGGTACGAATGTAACAATGGTCTAGATATTAAACTGGCCAATGGATCGCCGCTACACGATAATAGTATATGTACCCTTGGTTCAAAGTTGTTTAACAGCTCAATGGCATGTGTAAATGCTGCCAACTTTTCTTCGTATAGTGGTCCAGAGTCGTACAATCGTTTTTCTCGACGACAACTAGGACATTGTAAATTACAACTGTCATCAATGGCAAAAATTACCTGGTAATGTGGTTCATTAATACTGCGGTGCTTAACACCACAGTGGTCAACAGCACACCATGTAAACTTTTTATCTTTTACATCATTTTGAATTTCATGAGCTCGGGGGTTATCCCATATATCTTCTAATCGAGCAAAGTCAGTTATCTTGCCAACTGGTCGTGGCAACCATCCCGTACAAATGCATACATTGCAATTTGTAAACATATCAATTTCTACCGTTTTATATGGACGATTGCAAGAATTCGTTATAGGTTGCGCCGCCAGGCGGCCCCTGGGGTGACTTTTCATTACATAACTATATGCAACATTGGGATCGCTTTCTTGCATTACCAGCCCTCCTGTTCACGTATGACATCAATCTCACGAGTCATAACACCACGATTATGCCAATTACTGAGATAGTGATGTTTAAAAAACTTACTTTGTTCCGGATATAAAAATACCACAGACAAATCTAGTTGTTGTTGCAGGGGTTCTGCTGTGCGTTGTATAATTTCTGTGGGGTCAGCGTAAGAGTTCCAAATTCTAGATAGTGCATCAAAGTCTTGTACTTCTCTATAGTCCCAGTCGGTCAACATTGTCATGTAGGTGCCTTGCCTTGCACCAGCCATGGCCCACAATCCTTGGTCAACATCACTACCAACATTGTGCCATATGGTTAAATGATCAAGATTTCGTCGGTGCACACGATCTCGAAACTCGTTTAGACTGGGCCTACGACCTCGATCCAGACACATTTTGACACCTTCACGGAATCCTGCACGCCAAGCTTGGAAAGGACTTTGATTAGGATATGTTGTAGAATAGCAGTCGTGCATGGCCCAATACAAGGGATCAAAACAAAATTCAACTGCGGTTTCATCCGTGCCATCTGTGTGCTCGTGTGTGCGCATGTTGTTGACAAATGTTTGAGTCCAGGAACTAATACCGCCATTGCCGTACATTAATCCATTGATGTGATTGCGAGCACGCCAACGGAACACTGCTTGTTCCCATTCTTCGTTGGGCAGTTCTAATGTGAGATTAAAAAACTTTTCGTCTGGCAAATTATCGCCATCAATTAAAATAAATCTTTCCGTGTCGCTGGCAGCGGCAGCGGCCTTGTGTGCGGCATCGCTGCCTTTGACTCCGCCCACACGTTTTGCCCAAGGTATCATATTTTTAATTTTTACCCAAAACTCTTCTCTTTCAGGTTCGTCATAGCTGAGATATATGCAGTCAAGGTCTGCAATGTCAATTTGTTTCATTTATAACTCCAAGCAATATAATTGGATTGATCTACAATCACACACACATCTTGCGGATGACAGTGTGTACCAGTGATACTGGGTATTAGTTTGTTGACTTTGGGTCGTGCAAGTTTTATCAGTTTGCCGTCAACTACCCGTACTTCCATGGATGCCAGTTGATAAGTGTCACGGTCAACATCAATGTAATTACCTGGCAAGTCTTCCATGGTGTATACTATGGGGCTACCATCTTCTTTGTAATACAGTCTAAAAAATATTGGCTCTGGCTCTGGCCAATGAAATTCTTTAATTGCTTGCCAAAAGTTGTCTGTGGTCTCTTGACTCATGCGGTCTGCCAATCTTTGATGTGGTAGTGAACAAATCCGTGTTGTGCCACAGTATGTATTCGCAATCCAGGATTGGTTAATTCCCATACCAATTCTTGCGTCCAATCCTGTGTATGCGTGGGCTGTATGTAGCGTTTCATATGCACTATACTAGGTCCAAACTTTGGGGGTAAGGTGACTCGTTCTGGTCCTAGTATCACAGCAGCCATGGCATACACAACATCAGTGCTGGGTGTGCTGTCAGGAAACTTGAGAAGTAGTTGATATTGATCCCAGTTTTCAAATATTGTGCGAACTAGTTCAAAAAATTCTCTGGCGGTATCACTGCGCCTCCAGTATGTTATTGCATTATAGACATCAGGTAATTGATTGTTATCAAATAGCTTGCGATAAAATCTTGATTGTGCAGGTGTATCATAGATTGTTCTACATCCTTGACTAACCACAACATCACGTTTTTCAAACATGGTCCACCAATGATCAACTGGGCTGGCTGCGATCATGTCAGCTTCTAGTTTAATTGTCTGACGATAAGGACTAGCGTAAAAACATTGCCAATCATTGGCAAAGCCGCCAATGTCGCCATGTGGTAACATTTCTTTTGTTAAAATAGTTATGTTGGCAGCCGGGTGCCAGCCTCGTATGCTGTTGGCCAATTGCTCTGCACAAGCAACATAATCTATTGTGCCAGTGTTAATAGCTGGTATCAAATACCCACGTTCAGCAACTATTTGCAATGATTTCTCCCAATTGTTGTTTTCCCAGGGCATGAAAGTCTTGATTGTGCAGTTGTATATACTGTGGTCGTCCGGTAGCACCGATGTATTCAACTTGATAGCTGTCAGTACCAGTCTGCGTTATTTTATGCTTTGGCTCTAAAGTGGCCAACTTCCAAGGTATGCCGTGATGATCGACTGCATGACCGTTTACAACTCCAAGTGCTACACTCAAAGCATGATCATTACGATAGGCTTTTGAAGAGCTACGATACAATCGTTTGTAGTGTGGCCAATTGTGTTTGACCATGGTCATGATTTCAAAAATTTGTTGTGTCCTAGCACTCCGCCGAAACATCATTACTGTAGCCCACCACATGGGCATGCGATGATCGCCAAAGAAATTATATTCTGAGAAATCAGTGTTACCAGTAACATCATAGGCCCAGCGATGTGCTAGAAATTCTTCTGGGCTTGATAACAATACTTTAAGACTGTTGCCGGCAACTACATAATCCGCATCCAGTACTAACGTGCAATCAAACGGTGAAAGATGATATGCATCAACTCGCCCGGCGTTGTGCCAGGTCACAGTGGCGTCATAGTCTTCAAAATATCTAGTACCCCCGGCTTCAGCCTCGACCAAAATTACATGATCAAACCCAACGGCTGTTGCAACATTTGTAACTACCGCAACTGGTATGCCAAGATGCCTGCGTACATTTTTAGCACACCAAGCTGCCATGGATACATAGTCAGTTTCTTCGTTGTTGAAGGCAAAAATTAATGCTCCAGTTGTCATCGATTTTTAGATAGTGTTTCATACTCTAGTAGCCATGCAGTCATCTGTTCTTGCCAACGTCCCAATGCTAGATATTGTAGCTCACTTGGATTGATTTTTACAGGTGTCTCATATAGATCCAAAATTACCATTTCATCTTCTACTGGAATGGCCTGTAACAACGTCAACAGCTCGGGTCCAGCACACCACATACCACCATTGTAGGCAAACAATAATTTGGCCTGGTACTTTTCTTTGAGCACACGCTTTGCTGTTGCATGGTCAAATCTAGCACGACTTTGTGAGATTAAATCATCAGTATTCATAGATTAATTATACAGGAATTACCGACAAAAGTAAAGGGCCTGCAGGCCCTTTTGGTTAACCAGCCACCTATTAGGTAATTGCGGCTGCCACAGCAGGAGTTCCCCAACTGGGAGTTAGATAGGTAGTTGATGGTGGCACAAATCGGCAAAGAGTTGTTGGTGCTGTACCAAATGATGAGAATGGGCTTACAGTATCAGTACCGCCAGAAATAACGCGATCCTGTCCTGCGCCACCGGCTGCGGTATTGACCCAGGTGGTCACAAATGTCAACACTGTGGATCCTGCATTCAGTGCCACAGTTGTTTGAATATAGTTACTGGTGTAGGCTGCAGAATCATCAGTTAGTCTAAATAAGGTTGTTGCGCCTGCGCCAGCAGTTAAGTTGTAATAACCAGTGGTGGTTGCCAGTGTGGTTTGAGTACCGCCTGTGCCATTCAAACGTGTGGTACCTGTGTAGGCCTGACCAGCAATGGTTTGTGAGGCGCCGTTGACACGTCCAGAAAAATAGATCTGCCCACATTCCCCGGCCAGTGTATTCCAATCTGCATCACTGTCTGTGCCTGTGCTTGTCTTGCTGTAGTCTAGGCGTATTAACCCGCCAGCATTGAAGAAGTAACGTGCCGAGTTGGCATCGGCAAAAGTCACAGTGTGTGTAAATGTGATGGTCCAGGCGCTGCCACCCGAACCGGTTGATGAAGTTTTTGCTGTGCTTCCAGTCCAAGTTGAACTAATTGAACCTGATGCGGCTGCATTTCCTCTGTTCAACGTAATTGTATTAATATCAGTGCCCACGTTGGACAACACACTAATAACGCTACCAGCTGTGGGTTGAGTTCTTGCTGTGAGGGTTGAGCTAGTTTGAGTTCCTGCCGTGGCAATGTTGGCAACCAAAGTTGCCCACTGAGTAGCTGTCACAGTACCTGCGGCAGCTACTGTGGTGATAGCTGTTTGTCCCCATCCTTTGTCACCAGAGCCAGTGCTCCATATGGCATTTACGTTATTGGCACCATCGTTGGCAAAGCCATTGTAGTCTGCTGCCTGAATCAACCCACCGCTTGAATATGTCATGTTATTATCCTGTTATTATTTTATTGTTACAATGGCTTCAACCATACCATGGTCAACGCTGTGTTTATCAACTAGTGCTCGACCAATAACATTAAAGGATGTTGCTTCGCCTGATTGTGCTGCCCTAGCAATTCCATTGCCAGCTGATACAAGGCGATCACCTTTGCGCACTACGCCTACTACCTTGACTGGCACACGTCCAGTCATTGCAATTGGAGGATGTGTAAAGTCTGACCCTGCACCAGAGTTCATTAAATAGGCTGCTCTTGTACTTACCACGCCAAACACATTTTCGCTTAGATCAGTGATGCTTTTTGTAATTTCAGCAACGCCGCCAAGTTCAACTACTGTGCCTGCATCAAGAACTTCATCGGCAGCAAATCTTTCTGCCACGTCAGCGTACTGTGCACTGGTTGATTTAGCAAACACTGTATTAAAATAACTGCTAGAACTGCCAATGTTGCCTACTCCGTTACCGGCTGCGTTGATAATTGCTGTGGCTGCCGCACTAGAATTGATATTCAACACAGTTGGCAGAGATACAACACCAGTTGATCCATTCACCGATATCACAGATGTAACAACACCGCCAATGTTAGCTTTGATTGAAAGATTGGCATCAGATGTTCTATTTTGCAATGTAACTTCTGATGTAGCACCATTGACTACAATTTGTGCGTCTTGGTTGGCGCCTACAAACAATCCGGTGTTGTTTAAAATTCCAATTGTACCACTAGTGGTCACATTGGTATTGGCTCGGAGAAAGTCAGTGCTGTCTAGTCCATCCAATGTTTGTGAGTCAGTGGCTGTGCCACGGAACAATGCACTGCTTACTGTAGAACTAAGTTGCAATCCTGGACCAATTGTGGTAAATCCAGTGATTGGCGTTTGTGGAGTAAATGTAGAATCTTTAGAAACAATACCAACAATTGTGTCGTTTACGTAAAATTGAAGAATAACGTGTTGTGCTCCCGGGGATTGGTCTGTTACGGTAGTAACAATTGCACCAGAAGTTCCCTGACCAGAGCTGCTGGCCGGGCCAACCAAGATCCAGGCAGTACCATTATAAACTTTCAACTGCTGGTTAACTGTGTCAAACCACAAGTCTCCGGCAACGTTACTTGATGGTGCACTAGAACTTGCAGTAGAGGCACTAATAACTTTAAAAGTTGTACCGTTGTACACCTTCATCACGTTATTGGTTTTATCCCACCATAATTGTCCAGTAAGTGGTGCGCTGGGTGCCACAGTGTTTGAGCCACTTTCAAGCAAGTGGATGAAATTCTCATCCAAAAACTCGCCATAACCGGCGTAGTTTTTACCCACTAGAATCATGCTGGAACCAGTGTTGATGGTACCATCTGCTATTGTAGCAAATATGCTCCCATCGGTAAGATTAATCGTATATGCCATTCTTTATTACTCCATCTGTCAGTATTTATTGCAAGATTTTCTGCTAATATTTATGCAAGACTCAGGTTAGTCAACGTCTGAATTCTTACAGTATAGTCAATTTGAATCTGACGATTCAAGCTTTTTTGCACTGGGTGAAAAATCACATGGGTCAACAACATTAATTCTGCGGCGGACCCTTCCCAGGCTTTTAATCCAAGTTCATCAAAAACAAATTCACCATTGAAATTTGTGCTGTTATCAAATGCCTGTTGTCCGGTTGGCTCACCGTAATCCAACAAGCAAGATACTAGCACATCGGTATAAATTTCCCCAGATGTGTGTAAAACTGTAATTTTGTTCCTCAAAGGATCAGTATTGGCAGCAGAGTTATCATCTACTACTTTAATGTAAGTTTGATTGTACAGATCAGCATTTTGCCCTATTGTATTGGGCGGCAAGTATGTAATAACTCCAGTGGGGTCCACTGCTGATCCACCGTTGCCGAACGCCATGGCATAGATAAATCCAAGGTTTTTATTGGCAATGCTTTGGGCCAAGCCAATGCTCATGTTTTCGTAATGAATGGCGTTTTTCTTATCAACAAAAATGGTGCCATCATTGGGATCGTAAATTTTTACAAATCCCTGTACTGATACTGGTATTACTGGCATCATGCTCGCGTCTCCAACAGCACTTGCTGAGTTTTGGGGTCATAGATCTTTATATGGCAATCAATTTGTATGTTGCCTAGATCATCAGGCTTTTTGTCGCGAGCCCGGGCTTCTGGTTGTTTTTCTTGCATATTTTGATCTTTGAAATTCATCAAGTATTTATTCCAGTTATTTGTCACACAAAAACTGTGCGGCTCGAGTATCGGTGTATTGCAATCCAACCCCGTCATATGCAGTGGTAGAACCTGGGCCGTACCATCCAAGTCCCTGACGTACTCGAATAGTGACTTGGTATCCTTGATCTGGCGCTGTTTCAAATGTCACAGTAACTGACTCTGAAGAGTCATCAACATCATCTGTGTAACCAGTTAGTTGTAGCGTTCCGCCCACAAACACTTGTACTGCTAGAGTAAGATCTGTGGAATCAAACAGTGTTAGATCTTGTAAACTAAAATCAGCAACAAATGTAGTAGTGTTGCCATCACCGAGATAGTTTGATTCAACATATTGATTTTGGTAAGCTTGATCTAAATAATTTCCAATGCCAATGTCATAGACTGCTGTGTCAGCAAGGTGGTTGGCTGCCGCAGTACCAGCAGTTCCTCGACGCAATCCACTTAGAGTATTGTTGGCAGTATCTCTGGTTCTATAAGAAATACGCTCACCATTGATGGTAATAAGACCAAACAGTCCTTGTTCCAAATAGGGTTCTGCCAATGCGCTGGCGTTGACAACATGTATCACATCATCAGTGGCCAATAAGGCTTGTGACAATAAAGTAGTTGTGGCAGCAGTCATTCGATATGTGCTTTGAATTCCTCGCATATCTTGGAATATTCTAAATTCCACTGCTTCTGGAACTACGTTTTGAGTTGTGCTGGTGATTACCACTACATCACTTGCATTAATTGCAGGACCAGAAACAATTACTGTGGTTCCGCTGGTGGTGAATCCACGACCGCTAAACAAGAATCTACCGTTGAGTGTAACTGTCAATCTTTCTGGATTGTCAATGTTGCGACCAGTATCAAAAATGTTTGTAACAATTTGAATACCTGTACTAAAATCAAAGCTTCCTAGAGTGTTGTTCAGAGTTGCATCATCGTAGACTGTTTCGTCGTAGCCCTGGCTAATTATTTCGCCTTGTGTATTTGGTCCAACAAATACTTGAGTCAACAATCCTTGTTCTGATGTGTCATTCCAAGTGGTTATGTCAATGATGTCACCAAGTTGCGGTATTAGGCCAGCTGCTGGTTGAAATTCAAGTATGTTTCCATTCACCCAATATTGTGCCGCTGTTCTTACTGCAACTAACACCACTGAACCGGCAGCAGGAGCAGTTGTTAGTGTCACTGTGCGTAGAGTTGACCCGTCCCAGGCATCTACAATAAATCCAGTGCCAAGAATTAATGCAGTATCGTTTACGTAAACCGATACATCATTGTTGGCAACTATGCCTTGGCTATATCCACCATTGCTTGGCAAATTGTACACAGTCTGTGCGTTATCGCCAATATACCTTGCACTTTCTGACGGCCTGGCTCGTACACCATTACGTGTTACAATTAGATTTATTGGATTAGTTCCCTGCAGACTATTGGTCAACGTAACTGATAACCCGCCGTTGGCTATCCACGTTTGTGTTACTGGCAAACTCCAACTGTGAGTGGTTCCAGTTGGTGCGTAACCCAGCACTGTTAATGTAATCCTATCTGAGCTTGTGTATATTGAATCAAACGTCAACAGCGAAGATGAATTGTCAATTGCAGTTAACGTGTATTCAGTGTCAGCAATATATGTTTGGCCATTGTAAATCGCAAAACTATCAATCATGTCAGCTGGGAAAGGTATGACCACCGAAGAATCTATGATATCAGATCCAAGATACGTTTTGCTACAGAGCTGGTTGCCGCCACCTGTGGCAAACACTTCCAATGTAATCACATCACCGTTGCTTGCTCCGGTGCCAACCTCAAGTTGATAATTTGCCCAATCATAAGAAGTAGGAGTAATTACTAGACCTTGAGTTACATTATAGGCAAGTACCACCATTGGGAATGGCAATAAGTTGGCAAATGAATATGTTGTGTTTGTTGAGTCGTAGAAGTAACTTACGCTGGCTTCTGGACTACCGTGTCCCAGGCCGCGCCAATCTGCGCCAGGTGTTGTATACACACGCATGTCCAGTGTGTCGTATACTATACCAGGTACCAGTTCTTCTGGTGCGTGGCTTTCGTATGTGTCAACAAATGCGCCGCCGTCGACTGTGACTGCATTGGCCGGGCCAGTGGTTGGTGGGTTCCCATCATATGCTGGGGCTGGCAATATACCCAGGTATGGATCTGTGAAGTTGCTTTGGTAAATTGCATCTAAAATTGCTGGATCGTAGGTGGGTATGCCATCGGGTCCATAAGATATATTATCAAATGGGTCAATATCAAAATTTCCTACATCATAGCCAGTGTCGCGATTAAAGTCCGGAGCTGCCACTTGCACGCCGGGATAATCAACACCAGAAATCAACAATGCAAGATCAAGTCCGGGTTCGTTGACCCTTGGAACATAATAACCCATGGTACGGTCAACCCCGCTCAATGCACTGGCAGCAATCAAAGTCCATTGCTCGGGGTCAAAAGATGCACTATTAACTGTGGCAACAGCTGACCATACACGGTTATCATATCTTACCAAGGTACCAGTTGCATAATCAACATTGGCTTGCCATTCTAAAACATTGCTGGTATATTGGTACCTGTCATATCGCATTGTTGTTAAAATGTTGCGGACTTGTTGGTTGCCCATTACTGCCACTGCTGTGGCTCCCGACCCGTTGCCTTCGCTTAGTGTGATTGTGGCTGTGGTGCTGTAACCGAGACCTGGATCAATGACATTAATGCTGGTAACCCTGCCGGTACTGTTTATTTGTGCCACCATCACTGCTTGTTGCACACAATCACCAGTTACAGTTACCACCGGTGGGCTGGTATAGCCTGACCCACCATTAACAACTGTCACTGATTGGATACTCAACAAATAATTTTGATACCATTGATTCCAGGGAAAAGTTTGCCAAGTTGACGAAGTACTTGGAACGCTGGAAGTTGTACTCAATGTCCCGGTGTTATCTAATACTGGGCTAATAAACAACTGTTGTAACGGATCCCAATAAGCAGGAAGATCAAAGTCAACAATTGAACCTGGATAGCTATCTAACCCTTGATATTTGAGATTGAATTCTCGTATTTGCACGTGATAAGGTTTGACTTCGTTGATGTAGTTTAAAACAAAGTCTTGGTTGTCACGTCGGTAAATTGGATATGGCACCAATTCTCGAATTACATGGTCCACATCAATCAAACTAGTTTTAGTCAACCAGGATGTCGAGCGTTGCTCGCTGAGAATGTAATTAAACATCAATACCAATAAGCGATTTCTTTCAATCAGCAGTTCGTCAATTAACAATTCTTCGTTGATGGCTTCTAGAATTTTTCTAGTTTCGGTTACTGGCGCCTCATCAAAGTATTGAGCGTCAAACACTTCAGTGTCAAACCCAAATCTTCCCAGTGTGTAGTCCCAGAGTGCATTTGACAATTCTATTGTGCCGTCCTGTAGGCCTACTCGGACCCAGTTGCCATTATCACGCAAATAAATTTCTTTTTTGCCTTGCGCATTGGCTAAAACTTCTACAGAACTTCCGTTGGGCACAGTTATTGTATCCAGTGCAGAACGATTTGGTACTTTAATTAGTATACGTGTCAACGGGTTATAGCCAGGTCGGTACCAATCAATGTAACTCCAGTAGTTTCTAGTATCATAATTTTGTACTCGAATTAACTCTAAAAATACACTACCTGGCAATCTGCCCGTGACAGTCTGATAGATTGTCCACAAGCCGTTATTTGTGCTGTCACTGGTCACAAGATATTTGTATCCAATTGCTACCGCATTAAGATTTTGATAAGACAATTCTTCGTAGTTGGCTACTTGTAAATTCCAATTTGTCACAGTGTTGCCATCTACTATTTCAAGTGCAGGCGGGATAGATTCCCTGCTGTTTAGTAGAGTGAATTTTCTAGTTTCAGAAATAGGATATTCTGCCAGCACCGAGTTGGCACGAGTTATATAATTTTGTAACGCCAAGAATCGATTTGCCACCATGCTTTGGCGTGGGCGGTAATCAACGCCATAACGTTGGCTTGGGCTTAACAGTGGGTCTGGTACTGCACGACCAAACAAGTCTGCCCCAGTTAAACTGTCCAGCAGTTTTCTGTACAATGCTGGATCCAGGAAACTTTCTGGTCTATCTTGTGCAATTAGCTGATACTCTGCATGCACAGCGGCAGTAGTTGCTTGTTTATCAAATTGAATATGCAACACTGTATCTTGTGCAGAAATATATGGTAAAGAATTATAAATGGCCACAGTATTTGCATTGATAGGTGCAATATAGCTTATGCCACTACTCCTTGGACTTTCAATGTATTGAGATAATGTAGTGGCACTCAGCGTTTTTCCTGCGTTGGTGGCAATAGTACGAATACCTTTGACCCAGAAGAAATATTCAGTATTTAAAAATCCTGATTCGTTGAGCATGGTTACTTCAACGTAGCTATCTGCGCTGTAAACTGTGCCTTCGCCAGTGTAGTTTATTGGCAACTCTGTACTTGAAATCCATTGATATACATCAACCGAACTACCAGGGAATAATTGTCCCCATCGTCGACTTGCATATACAATATCGTCTTGGTTGGGATCAATAAATCTAGCAAAAGAAGTATCCCACCACAGTTGTCCAACTTGTGGTTGTCCCCAACGCATGCCGTAGTTGTTGATTGCTCCGGCGTTGTAGGCAGCCGGATCAACTGCACCAATGTAATTCAAGTTTTGCCGCACTGCTCCTAACAAACGACCTTGAAGTGGATTGAAATAATCCAGGTATTGATTGGGTGTGCCGGTTACTAAATCATAGACAAATACTGTGTTCAACAGTGCAATGTCAACTGTGGGCTCTTGTATTCTAGTTGGTGCCCAAGCCGGTCCATGTGAATCATTGTAATACTGTACAACTTTTCCAAAATCTGCTTGGCTACTATCTCCAATGTCACTGCCCGGTGCGCCGATCAAGAACACGCCAGTGGTATAATCAATAGCGGCACCAAATTGATCTAGGGTCTGAACATCACTGTTAATGAACTGTTGTCCAAACACCAACAGTGGAGGATTGTCCACTGAAGGATTGACTGCCGACAACACATCATAAGAATAAACTGCGCCACTTTGTATTATAGGATCTGCAAATTGTGTTGTCTTAACATCAAATATTGTAGTATTGTTGTCAAATATGGTAGGTGCAATTGTGCTTCCGTTGGGTGCGCCCACCATCAAAGTAAGAGCATCGTCACTGACAAACAGTCCTAGTCCAAAATGAGCATAACTTTGTGGATCTGGGCTTGTGATTTCTTGTTGCCAGGCGTACACATTGACTCCCAGATCAAAGAACACAGTGCCTTGGCCTGGCAACACTGACAACTTGTTGACTGGTTGCGCTGAATTAATATTTTTAACAGTCACTATCATTCGTCCAGACACAATTAAAATTTCAGCTGTGTTAAATGGCACTGACCCGGCAGCAAATGTAATTTGCTTTGTGTTATTGTCGTAGGTGTAATTAACTCCGTATGTTTGCAATACATTGTTTACATACACTTTTGTTGTGTAACTTGATGCCGCAGAATAAATGGTACCAACATCAAATACTGTGGTAGTTCCATCGCCTTCTAGAATTAAATCAGCAGTTAGCACTGCCCCAACGTTGGGAATAAATTCTGACTGTGTCCAATACACTGTGTTTGTTGGATCGTTTCCAAGAGTAGCACTTGTGGCAATGTAACAAAGTCCATTGTACGAAACTCGATCACCAATGTAATATTGTGTTACAGTTAAGTAAGGTGTGGTGTTTATAGCATTAACTAGACCGCTAACAGTATTGTTGGGTGCGGCCGGAACTGCCACAAACATGTTGTCAATTCGTATGTAATCTCCAGCAGTCAGTGCTGGGTTAGCAATTGTGGATTCAATTGTTCCGTATAGTCTTGCTTGATTTCTATAAACTTCAACCTTGCCAGCTTCCGGCAAAATTGCCGAGTCTCCCGGTGATGAAATATACAAACTACAGTCATTTGCACACTGATCTACTTTTGCACCAAATTCCGCAGCATCTGTTTGATTAGCAGATGTAATTGCTTGCAATTGTACAAATTGATTTGTTTCAATCTGTACCACATCGCCAACAGCAAGTGGTGCAGTAATAGTTACAAATTGATTTGACAAGTCCGAAGTGTCAACAGTGAATGTACCGCCAATGTTCATTGCGGTGTTTACCAGGAACTCACCATTTACTGTCACTGCCACAAATCCAGGATCTTCCAGGCTGTTAACTGGGTAAAAGTTAGTTTGCGTGTCATCAATAACAATAAATCGTTCAATGTTTCTATCAAACACATAAACTTCTCCATACTCGTCCTTGGGACGAGTATTTGGTGAACCAATCATGATTTGATTTCCAGTTGTAGTACAAGCTACACTCTCGCCAAATCTTAATTCAATGTCAAGTCCAGGAACAGTTAGTGTGTTTACATAACTAAAATAAGTGTTGCTGTCTACTAAAATTGTTGCACCAGCTGGTGGCACTGTATTGAATACCAGGATGTGAGGATCAATAATTGAACTGTCGCTGTTAAAGTCATAATCTAGGTGTGGTCGATACAACTGATCGTCAACTTTGACAGTGAATGAGTAAATGTCTGTTGCTGTGTACAAATATTGATTTAACGCAAACTCGTAAGTATTAGAAACTCCCGAGCCTGATTGAGTCCAGCCAAGTGGGCTGGACTCAATGATTGCACCACCAACTCCAATACTCTGCACAGTTATTACTAAATCGTTGGCAGGGCTAGAGCCGCCACCAATAGTGGCAGCATTGATAGTAAGGGTATCAAGTGCTTGATAATCTTCGCCTGGTGATGTTAATTGAACATAGTATTCGCCGCGTACACGATTCACAGTAAATTGTGCATTGCTACCAATTCCTGTGGTACTATCTTGTTCAACATTGTAGTAAGTTTGCTGGTCAAGTTGTACTATAGATCTACGTGAAATAATTAGCACTTTGCCAGCTTCGGGAATATCCGTCAAAGTTATTGATGTACTGTCAACGGTGTAATCAATTCCATACTGTAAGAGATTATTGTCCAAGGCCAACACTAGTTGTTCTGGCAGTGCGTAATCAACAACAATATCATTGATCCAAAGGTAAGTGGTTGTTACACCATCAGTGATGTACTCAACTGTCTGTCGTTGCACATCAACTCGAGTATATGCATACACTTTGTTGTGTGCCGGTGCGGTAATATACATCCAACGTTCATTTTTACTGATAGTCACTGCATGACCAAATTCGGCAACGTTGAAGTCTTGATCAGGTGGCAGCAACAATTGTCGTTGTTCAAATACAGGGCTACCAGGAGCCACATAAATTGGTGTGGCATATCCCAGGTAGTTGTCACTGGCGCTGGCGCCTACAATACCCCATTGCTGATTACCAATGTCAACTGCACTGCCGTATCTGGCCGCGCCAGTGGCGTTGAGTTCAATGATTGCATTTTGTTCGTAAACATTCTGGTCAGTTAACACATAGGTATAAATTGCACCCGGGTCAGTTGCTAACTCTGACGGGTTGTAGCCCGGGGCTCCAACCATAGCACTAAGATTTTCAAAACCTTGTGCAAGAGCGTAGCCAAATTCGCTGTGTATTTCTTGCGTGATTGGAACAATTGTGGCTGCTTGGTAGAAAGGATCTATTTTTTCAAGCACTGTCCAACGGTCGTTTCCATTGTTGTCCACCCAAACTTTGATCCCTGGCAGCAACTGATTTGCATATGGTAATCCAATAATGTCAGATGGTTGTGCAACTCTACTTGATTGCAACGTCAATCCAAGCCCGATCCCATTAACAAAGGTTCTTTCTCCGACAAAGGCATAGTCAATGATGAGTGTATTAAGTGTTGGTACTGACTTTACTCGATAAAAACCGTTTATTTCAGCATCAAAATTCTTGATGATTAATATTTCACCTGCCAATAGACCATGGTCTTCGGCAAATGTAACTATGCTTGCGCCATCTAAGTTATCTTCAACTTGAACAATGGTACTTGAAACTCCGGAGGCCCGATATACCTCCCAATCATAGGCATTTACTCGAGCAACCCATAATGTGGTTCCAACTCCAATTTTATCAAGTGAGTTGTTTGCGTCTGATGGGTTTGTCAAGTCAAACAGTGTTATGTCAACGTCATTGAGATTTACGTATCCTGCTGATGGGAATCCAACATCAGTGGGGGATGCCGTGGTGGTGGGCAAGATGTTGGGAGAAGTAATCTTGTAACTGCTTTTCCAAATATCATTAACAAATACTGTTTGGTCTGCGGCTGATTCGGTACCAGGCTGTATTACTTGTATCAAACTTGGGTCGCTGGGGAGTTTTGCTTCATTAAGTAAAACTTCAAAGAAACTGTTGTTGGCATTTGCGCCGTAGACACTTCGTAACATTGCCCAGTATTCATAAAGATTATACTGTGCAGTTTCTTTACCAAGGTCTGCAAATGTGAAAATTTCTAAACTAGGTCTAGTTCCTTTAGATCCCAAGAATTGTTGATAAAGCTGTACTTGACTGACGTCATCAAGATTCAATGCAGCCATGTATTCACGTGGCCTAAAACCTATTAGGCCGTAACTAAACAAATCAACCTCAGTTTCTAAGTTGGCATCATACACGCTGTATGACTGCGCCAACTGGTTGCTGTCATTGGCAGCGTTTGGCAATAGTCCTTGCATTATTTCTGAATAATCGCTTTTGATCCAGGCTGAAAAATCAAACGTTGCTGTGGGCTGAATAATTGTGGCCGCGCTCCAATACTGGTCCTTGAACTTGACAATTTCACCTTTGGTGTACTTTTGATTTGGTACCCATTCATTGATACCAGCTTGATTAAGAATAAATCCGGGCGCATTTACAGTGCCGTTCCAGTCCCCGCTTAACCATCCTGCTATCAAAATTCGACTCTGACGGCCACCAGTTATGGGGTCATAGATTAAATCTGCAAATATACTACGATTGTCTAAAACAATCAAATGCTCGTATGCAGTAAATCTTAGATTTAAAAAGTTAATAGTATCACTGGTTAAACTGTTTACAGTGAAGGTATTTTCCAAGCGATCAATTACAAGATTATTTGGAGAGATTCCTTGCCTATTTTGATTCAGCACAACGTTGCTTAGTTTTACCGGCTGTAGACTTTCTGCAACCAGTCCTGGTGTGGTAATGCTAATTGAATTTGCACCAGGGTTTAGATTAATAATGCTGTTTTCGGCCCAGCCTTGATTACTCCAATACAAAAATTCTTGAGCCATCTGCACCCAATCCATGATGTAGCCATTTTCAGTACGATCAAACACAAATCCTCGGTCAGTCAACAGTTTACCATAACTGAGCAAGAAATCGCAAACTGCTGATCGGTTAGTAAACACAAATCCATAAGGAACACGAACAATAGTATTGGTGTACTCAACAGGAACCTGTTCTGTTGATCCTCCGGCACTGAGTGTCTGTGTTTTTCCATTTACCCTGGATGCTAATATTTCAAAATAATTTTCTAAGCCGTTGTATCCTTGAACTGCCCATCCTGTGTCAGTTACTTGAACTATTACTGAACTGTAAGATACCTGTTGTACCGGTGGGTTTTTATAAAGCAATAATCCATAGCTTTCGTCTGGCAACAACAAGCCGGCATTTGACCCAGTTGGTGTTGATCGTTCGGTGTATAATTTTAAATATCGTTTGTCACTGAATGATGCTAGGCGCCAGCACAATCTAATATCTAGGTTACTCAATAGTGTGGTTAGGTCGTTACTACCATTGACTCCTAGTTGTTGATTGTAATCAATGATCCAGTTTATATAACTTGCACGGCTAACACCGTTGCCATATAATGGTGCCAGATTGCTGGCTTGGAGACGATATCTTCCTTCCCACAAATACTGACCAATACCCTCGTCATATACGTAACGATCGCGGTCTGCAAATAAACCAAAAAACTTAGCCGGCCTGGTTAACGCCAACAAGCGCATAACTGCAAACGGCCAAGCACTGCTAGATCTCCAGGTATTTTCAACTGGGCCGTCGTCCCCAAACGTCCAGCTACGTCGGAATGTGGTGGTATCGTAGTTACCCACCACAGCCGATAATGGACTGAGTAGTTCTCCTTCTGTGCCAACCGGAATTACATTTAGTAACCCTGGGCGGACATATCGAGGATCAACTCTAGGGTTCACAGGATCTGCAATATATCCTCTTTCTAAATCGCCCCACAACACCAAGTTACCAGACGTATAAGGGGCAGGACCATATCGAGATGCCCACCATGATGGTTGTTGAGTGAATCCCAGCATTTCCCAGGGCGTTGTATTAGGAGTAGTGGTATCATAAAAATAAAGATAGTTGCCGCGCCAAGCACCCAACAGTGGTTGCTGATCAAGTCGGTTACTACTCTGACTATAATTGTAAGTAAAAGGATTGCTTTGCGAATAATTTTGTGAGGTATAGTCTAATTTATTGCTACCGATCCAAGATAAAAAGTCAGGCAACAATATAGAATTAATTTCTTCAAGTGTGTAATCCGTGGTTCGGAACTGCCCTGGTGTAACATCATCTGCCAGCAACGGCACCGTGGTATTAATTTTTAAATTGTTAAAAATTCTTGTTTCAAATTCTAATAATACATTATCTCGGAAATCACCAAATGCCACAGTGATGCTGCCATCGTGCCCCTGGATGACTAGAGTTGGTTGACTGCTGGTTTCCTCGTAAAAAATCTTAGGCTCGTATGCTGGATACAAACCCATCTTTGTTGGTGTATTTGGCACATAACTGCCGTAGGTAGTAGCATATTCTCTTATGGTTATTACGTCACCTACCACCAATGGAATTGTAATGATAATGCTGGCTGAATCAGCAGGCACAGTGTATTCGTATCCTTTGGTGAGAATGTTACCGTTGACATACACTAATATTGCTTTGAAGTTACTTTGTGTAAAATCGTAGACTTGATTGGTGGTGAATGTATTAGTGCTGATTAAACTATACGTGTAAGTTAACTCAGTATATGTTTCTCCAGCTGGAAGCATATCGCTCCAATAGAACGGAAAAATGCTACTACGAGACAACGTAATTTCTTGTATTGACGCATCCAAAACTTGAGTTGGTGTGAGATTTACAAAGTCACCATTTGATGCATAATCTATCAACAACGCTTTGTACTTGTTGTATTCTTGGCTGTTAAACTCCAAAGAATTAAACAACTCAAACTGCTGGCGGCGCAAGAATACTCCTGGCAATACCAACGGGGCAGAATTTTGTATTATTTGTGTTCCGTAAGGTACCAGTTCTCCAAGATCGCGAGTATTATTTGCACCAGTTATTGGTCCAACAATGTTGCGCAAATTTTGCCCAATAGTTTCATAATGGGTTCTTATAGTGCCTAGTGTAAATTCTGTACTGTTGCCGTTTATTGCATTGTTTTCAAGATTTAATGGAATCTGATAAAAGCCAATCTGACTAGCAACATTGCTCAAGGCTTGAATTTCAATCACCGAGTTTAGTGCCACCAATGATGACAATGTTATAGTTGTGTTTGTGCTGGAAACTGTATAGGTGTATCTTAATGGGTCAAGATAAATGCCATCTATAAAAATTTGTATTGGTGAAAAAATTGTAAGTTGGTCCACTGGAACATCTAGCACCAACGGAGATCCATCATTGACGAATCTAAAAATTTGTCGGCTGCGAGATGTGGCCGCTGCCGGCTGCCATCCAAGTTCACTGGAGAACGATACTCGATCAATGTATTGTCTTGCAAATCCTGTGCTAATTGCAGTGGTAGTGCTTACATTATTTTTAACATAGATAAAAGTGTCGTTGTAAAAATAGTTAGAAAAAACAATATCACCAACATTGTTGATGCTAAAATATTTTAAAGACAATCCCAACACATCATCTTGTACGGCTGTTTCTCCCTCGGCATATCCAAAAAGTTTGCTCCCGACAAAGGTGGTGCTGGGATATACTGCTCGGTCACCAAAGCTGTCTCCGTTGGTGTCATAAACATCAAATAATGGTGCTTGATTAACCCTGGTTTTCTGTTGCGCACTTTGCCAGGCCATTCCGTCAAACCAATAACTTAGACCTTTCTGAGTTGTACCATTGGTACTAACCACAGTTTGGTTCATTAAGGCCAGGCCGCCAGGCAATGGCACTAGGTCAATGATTGGGGTGCCAGTGTTGTTGGGATCAATAAACCTTACTTCATAAATGCGATTTCTAACTTGCTGGTCAGAGTCGGCAGCAAATATTGCCAAGGTACCTTCAACAAACGAATAGCCATCAATACCGTATCCACTTGTTCCATTGATGTTACTAAGTGCATCGGTTTCATTGAAGTCAATGATGTTTACTGGGCGCTTACCTTGTGTTCCAAAATTGTATAAACTTGTATCAGCTCGAAATTCAATAATAGGGCGTTTAGCTCGTTGGTTGTTATCAACCGTTGGAGTAATATTATTCAGTTCAGCACTGTAATTAATTACATCAATATGGAACCAACGATTACTACGGGCCCAAGCGTTTCTATCCATGCTGGCTCGATTAATTGTCAAATAATCAGGAATCAACGGAGCATTGGGGCTTGCATCGAGTGTCTTGATATACACTTCTGGGGTAATTAATTCGGTTACTGGTATTAGTTTAATACCATTCCCAAGAGCCGCGCCTGGGACAGATGTGCCTGGCATCGGAGCACCTTCTGGACCCCCGGCTCCAATATTGAGCAAGCTTTCGGCAACAGTGTCATAGATATACTGTTGAAATTCGCCAGTGTGGCTGCCGCCAGTCATTTTTTGGCCTTGATAAAGATGCGATAGCCCAAAATAGGCCTCACCATCAACAAACCCAACACGCAATTCTCGACCAGGCCCTGTTCCTACACCTTCAACATAGAATTCAATATTTTGAAATTGTGCTGGATTAGTTAATCCACGAAATTTAACTTTAAGTCCATTTGTAAATTTTACACCGTTGGGGCTGATATAATTTTTTGCACCAATGATTTCATCAAAGTCAACTGGTTGTGTGACTTCGGCATCGACTAGACGAATCTCTCCAAAAATTTCTGGATTGGTGCTGTCTTGATAATACAATGTATCCAGTGTTGCAGTAAGCAAAGGCACTTGCTGGTAATAGCCAGACGCATTTTTATACCATTGTGTGCTACTGTTGGTCTGCCCGTATCTAATATCAAATCTTGACAGGTTTGGTACTTGCGTTACCGAGCTAAGTGTGATAAACGGTTGCCCATCATTGTCATACACATAACTTATACGCCATACACTGTATCTTTGCGTGATTACGTTTATATCTGTGGTCTGATCGAATAACACACTGTCAAATGTGCCAATAGCGCCCGGTTGTGCATCACTGGGCAACGGATCATATTGTGTGGTAATTTGCCAGCCACCTTCTTCGGCACCTTGAATAGTGTTAGTAAAAATCAAACTAAGCCCATCAAGCTGTGTGATTCCGTCAATTCCATCAGGAAATTGTTGTAAAAATGCAGACACATAGATATTGTTGATTTGATTAAATTCTAAATTGCAGACTAAATCAACTGGGCCAATTTGATTTAGGGTGTAATAAAAATCTTGCCCTGTTTTTAAAGGTACATAGAATTCTACAACCCCTTGATCTTCTCCGTTGTTGACTACGCCAAAAACATCACGACTGCTGATGTTTGGTGCATACGGCAATCGGCCTGCCACTCCGGGTGCAGCCTGTATCCAAAAATTGTGACCTGGTTGGTTAACTACAAAATTGTAATTTCCACCTCTTGCCAACGTAATAATTGGATTGGTGCCAGGTAAGCCACTAAATTCATAAGTTAGCGTATTACGAGTAACTGCAAAATCATCAGTGAGTGGTATTTCAGTTGTGCTAACGTCCACTGACAGTGGGCCGTTGGGTAACCAATAGTATTGACTGTAGTTAGAAAATTTATCAAAGTCGCAGAACGGGTCCCACGAATAATATTGGCTCTGCCATAGACGATCTTGTCGACTAACATCGGCATCTTGTAATTTTAAAACATCTATCATTCCTGGGTAGGTGATAGCATCGTCGGCGGTGTTGGTTCCATTTTTTAAAAACGTTACGCCTGGCTCTAATTGATAGTCAGATCTAGTTTTAGTAGGTTCAGTGATGTAGTTGTTGGCGAGGTTAACTCCTGGACCAACTTTGCGTCCAACATATCCCTGTGAACGTTTAAAATTTGGTTCTTGTGTTAACTGGTCTAAAGTGGCTGCAAGAAATTTTTTATTTGTAGTTGTTTGAAAAATTTCTGGAAGTAAATTTACTGTCTTATTTGATGCCATTCTTAACTGCTCCCGCCGGTTTGTCCAATTGTACTACCTGGCGCACCCACTGTGGTCACTGGATAAAGCCCGGCCACACTGGTTTGACTACGTATATTACTCTGTGTCAATGCGCTTATTACTTCAATGTCTGCCACAGTGGCAGCACTGACAAATATCTCGTTTGGTGCACTTCTAATCTCATACAGGTCGCCAAATGTTTTTAATGGGTTAAGTGGTACAATCACCACTGAGCTAATAATTGAACCCAATTGTTTGTGTAGATATGCACTCAGCTCTGAGAAGTAGAATGTATCGCCAAAGTCCCACTTGTCAATACTAAAGTAACTATTGATATTAGAAATAACTTGACTCTTGATTTCGCTGTCGCTGGCAGTTGTGTTAAGGGCTTTGACAACTTTAATAGTGGCCCGCAACTGTGTGGGTGCCTTGGCGCCAAATAATGGTTTGAACATTACTGAGTTTAGCACTAAATTATCACTGACCATTTTATAATTATTGAGACTTGAATAGTCTTGAGACAATTCATTGATGGTAGGTGCACTAGGCTCTGGCACGGTGCCAGTGGTATCTTTAATGTAGTTTTGATAAGCAGTGTAATATGCTTGTGGCACAAGATACATGTCAATGATATTTGAAGTTCCGGGATCAATGACATTGGTCAGTGAACTATTGTGTCGGTATTGGAATGACAATGAGTTGCGGCCCACTTGCGCAAGAAAATCTGTGCGAGGAATTATTGTTCTTTGAAAGATACCATTGACCAAAGTGACTTGCAATTGGTAGAACAATTTACTTTGGTATGCATAAAATATTTGTCCGTTGATGTACTCGCTTTTAACTAATTCAATTGCATCCAATGTTGTCAACGAACTATTGACTATTCCTGGTTCAACTGGCAAATATCTTTCAAGATCATCAAAGTCTGTGGTCAGCTGGAAGAACGTCAGCTTGGAAGAAGCGTTGACTTTTGGGGCCACCAGATCATCAAAAAAGTCTGGGTTGTCTGCAACACCATCAGCGTCACTGTCTCGGTAACTCACAACAACTTCATAGTCGTTTACAAATCCATCGCTTTCAATTGGCTGGCCAATTATATCCATGGTAACGTCAGTGGGTAATGGCTCATTAGAATCTGGTCTTGAATTGGTTTTTAACACTCTTATAAAGTCCTTGATTACTAATCCAGTCTTGCTGTCATAGACTTCACTGCTGGTGCTGAAGAAGAATCTTGTTTGTATAACACTGGCAAATTTATATTGCAATGATCTAGAACTAACCACATAGTTAGATCCATCAGTTAAAAACTGCACTAGCCAGGACGCATCTAAATTTTGTCCAGAAGTATCTTGTGCGTAGGTTCTGCTAAAAGGTGCCGGATGTCCAGCATATTCAGCATTGAGATTTGTACTAGTTATAAGATACCAGCTAGCAGTTAAATTGTTGTAGCCAAGACCAAAATTTCGATAAAGCTCAATTTGTTGAATCATGCTTTGTTTAATTTCTAAAGGCAACACATTGATAAACTTTGGAATCACTAGTTGTGCCAAAGCGCCAGATGGCACAAAATTGTTCAATGCAACTGGCCCTATCCCATCTGGCAAGTTGCCAAGTCCCTGTGCAGTACCATCAAGCACCACTGCCTCAACTGTGGCCCATATTACCATTTTTTCATCAGCGCGAACTGGTATTCCGGTCTGCAGTCTATTATTTGCATCAAAGAATTTACCAGCAGGCGGTACAAATTTTACCAAGCTACCTTGTGTAATATATTGAGCATTATTATTAGTGTAAGCACCAATTGGCAACGGATTGCTGGCTGTGCCGCTGTAAAAATATCCTGTGGTTTGATTATTAATTGTTGTGGTTTGATTCCATCCAGCACTCAACACGGTCAATGGAGGTCTTGGAAAGTTAGCATAGTAAAATTGCAACATACCTCGGCTGGATGCAAGTGGTTCCACTGAGTTGGTAATGGTATCAACAATCTCGTTACGATTTACCCAATTAAAATTAAAAGTAGGCAAAACATTTTCTTCGTAAATTACTCCGTCACTGGAAAATATATTGGTACTAGAATATTTTCCAGTGGGATCTGTTAGGTCAATATACCTAGATGTACCGGTGCTAGCACGATCAACTGCTTTACTCTTGATAATTGAGTTGTATTTGGTGAATGGGAAGTTGTTGTAGTCTTCGCCATTGACCATACGATTTTGTGTGTAGTAACGTGCAGGAGCACGTTGCTTGATCTCTGTGATGTTTTCTCTAGACTGTGCGTTAGTCACCGGTTGTGTGATACCACAAGTAAGAGTCAATGTTTCCAGTCTGCCCGAACGACTAATGTAGCTGATTGGCACTGAAATGTTTTGCATTTCTTCAGGATTAATGATGTACTGCAATCCGTTGCTGGATCTAACATAGGTACGGAAAGTGCCCACAGGAACACTGGAAAACACACCATCACCAAATGTCAGTGTAATCTGATCATTAGCTCGGCTGGTGATAGAATATAATGTACGTTGGTCTGGCGCAAGTTGTTCGACTGCACCGGCAAAAATATTTTCAACATAAATCCACTCGCTCGAAATACTACCAACATCATCAAGTTTGTAAAGCCAATGATCTTCTTGGTTACAACCTTCAATGTTAATGTTTACTGTGCGGTTAGGAATTGCTTCAGACAAGTTGAAGTCTTGATTTTGCAATACGCCTTGTTTGAACAAGAAAAAGAATCCAGTGTTTGCACTGCCAAATCCCTGTGCGTCATTGCGATACAATACGTTGAATGCACCATTGGGTTTTGGTGCTGGCTCGTAGACATATTCTTTCCCAATTGTGGTTGCACTCACAACTTCAAACGGCATGTTTACACCATCCACCACAGATGTGTAGGGAATAATTGGCAAATAACCAGGGATAAGATTAATTGTGTACTCGCTGGTCTCAATGCCTAGTATATCCTGACGGTTACCTGGACGACCAAATTTTTGACTGTCAATAAATGCGGCATTCATGATTGATGTAAACTGCTCTAACCAACTTGAGTTAGTGGCGTCATTCCAATCAATTGTGATATTGGCTAGGTTAATACCATTAAAGTCTGTAATATTTTCAGTGGTGCTAGCCGAAACAACCTTCAAGTAACCCTGCGCTTCAGTGTTTCTTTTAGGTGTGTAGCTGACCAAGTTTGCCAAACGCACCACGCTGTCACGGCGTTCGGCTGTGTCTAAAAAGTTCTCACGTGTGTTTAAGTCGTTTCTAAATGCCAGGGCTTGTCCCATAAAAGCCATGACGTCCAGCAGTGCAATAAATTCACTGCTTTCAATATAATCGTTAAAAGTTTCTGGGTAATAAAGTCGGAGATAATCAACAAAACTCTTTCGCAGGGTTTCAAAATCATAACTTTGAAAGTCAGCTTCACGATAGGTTTGATAAAGCCTCTTCCAATCTTCTACACCAAATATTGCGGTTTGTCTTGTTGTTTTAGCCATAGTTTCTCACTGTACATTGTATTTATAACCCCAATTATCTACATAGTTTTAGATGAAGCTGGCACGGCGAGATTCTTGATCAAAGAAAATGGCCAGTCGCTCGGCTGTAGAACTTGGTACAATTTGAACCTGTAGCTCTATTAACATACCGTTTTGTTGTGGGTATACATTAGCGTCTGAAATATAAATTCTAGGATCTCCGCCAGCTACACGCTGAAGCTCTGCTAGTATTTTTGTCACTGTCTCTGGAGTTTGATTCTCAAATATGAAACTCCAGATAACAGTGCCGTACCCTGGACGGCCGACTAGTTCACCTTGTTGGATATTGAGGGCGTTTGATAAATCACGTTTGACTAGAGCAAAGTCAGTCAACGTGAATTTTTTATTTTGATTAATAGTGTTGAAACCAATAAATGCAGGCATAGTGATATTTATGCATTGTCAGATCGGTCAGTTGGCTTAAAAATAGGTGCCGGGACCTTGGTATCGTTTAGTGCGTTGATCAGGGTTTTGTCAATTGAGGCACGGTTTATTGTGCCCGACACTGACTCTGCTACACTACTACCGCCAGTAAGTCCAGCTAGTTTATTTGTTACAAAATTTGTAGCAAATTGTGCACTTTTAATAGTGGCAGATATAGCTTTGTTTAAATCAGCGGGTGCAACGCCTTTAACAAAAGACCCGGCAGCGGCTACGCCAAATTTTGTTGCTGTTTGTACCAAGCCCGACAGTTGTTGCGGAGCTTCAGTTCCAGTGACTAATCCGGCAGCTTTCATGCCAGTTAATGTAGTGCTCATAAATTGTTGTTGCATGGTATTTTGTAATCCTGGATTGCTGAGTATTGCCGGTAGTCCAACTACTCCATTTTTACCTGACCATAATGTTGGTGACGCTAAAATAGTGCCAAGAGATTTGCCTTGTGACAATTGTGCTTGTATGCTTTTTCCAGCACCAGGTTTCAAAAAGCCTGCGCTTTCAAGCTGTGCTGGCTGAAATCCGTATTGGCCAATACCTTTGGTTGTGCTCACTGCATTTGCAGCCTGACCAACTGATGTTTTAGCTTGGGCCAACAAACCAGTTACTTGATTTTTATCAAGACTACCAACGTTGGCGGTGGCCAACGGAGTATCTAGCACTGCGGCAGCGTCAACTGCGTTTGTTACTGGCTCACTGGCTGCATTACCTAATGCGGCTTCTACTTGAGGGCTAGGCGTTGAAGGGGTATCGCCATCATAGTTAACTGAAACTGCCACACCTTTGTTGTGATAGGGATAAGGTTCGTGTGTGGGTGCTCGAGTCACGATGGTTTTAATTGCGCCTGGCTCCGCCTGCCAACCCGATGCACCATTGAATTGTGTCCCGTCAAGACTGTATTCTTTGATGGGCTTGATTGCATCAACGTTTTCTGGCGATCCACTGTTGAGATTAATGGGTTGTGCTTGCAAATTAAGTTCGCCACTGCATTTCCACCCCCCTGATGCACCTTGTAAAACAACTGCACCGTCAGCTAAAATTCCTATTTTGGCTTTGCTGTATATTTTAAAATCTTCCACACTAGAAATCCCCATAATGCCTTGACTTTCAATTTGGACATTTTTTCCTCTAATGTTTAAATTTTCGCCAGCATTGATGTTGATGTCTTTGTCAGCATGCAAATTAATTGACCCTTGTGTTCGAACATTAACTGAATTACTAGAGTAAACATCCACTGTGCCTTCGCTGCCAAATTCTAACCAGGTTGATCCATTGGCGTGAATAATATAAAAGCAATCAGCATCGTCACTCATGGTGATCTGATGGCCTTTGCTGGTTCTTATTCTAATTAAATTGTCTTCGCCCTGAAGATCACCATCGTCCATGACCAATGTATGGCCGCCGCGACGTCCTTCAATTTTTGTGTCAGCCAGGTTGACTGCTCCTGACGCTACCCGGGCTTTGATGTCTTTTTCATCAAGTCCGCCTTGATAGATTGGACGTCCGGGAGTGCTGATACCAAACACTGTGCTGGGGCTTTCTCTTTGCGCATTGCTGGTTATTGGGCCGCGCACATTGTCACCCAATAGACCTTGGTTGGCCATGATAGCAAAAACATAGCTGTGTATTGGCTTGGGCTGAGTAAAGAATCTAGGATTGCTTTCTATGTTTGCATTATAAAAGTTGGCTTCAACCACTGGTAACTGTGTTGCTTTGGCACCGGCAATAAGACTCTTTTGTTCAGCGTTTTGTGCAACATAATTTTTTGAAGCGCCGATGGCCGGCAACATATGATTTGCACCACTGTCTGGCACACATCCAATGTAGTAACCTTGATTGGGATCTCCGGCCACAAAGAAACAAATCACAGACACACCAAGGTCAGGTGGTGTAAACCACATGCCGTAGCTTTGCTGGTTGCCTTTGTAACTACCGGCTCCAGCTGTAGTACTTGCATTATTTTTTGGAGTGAGTCCGTAAAATGGCGGAATGTAGTTTACTGTTCGCCACAAACTTTTATCAGCAGGATTTTTCCCGCCAAATTGTTCAATGTAAACTTGTAGGCGGCCAGCACGGGTTGGGTCAACATTGTTTTTTACCACACCAATATACGGTCCAAATTCTGTGGGTACTCCACCACGATCAAATTTATAAGATGCGCCTCGGCCTTGGCTTCGTTGTATGTTATTTGACATTGTTTAACTCTTATTGATCTTTTACTATGCCAGTATTGGCAGTGACATTAATACCTGGCAACGCTACACCTGCGTAGTTGTTGGTGCCTGATGCAAATGCAGACCTAGCAATTTCCAATGCTGCCGCAGGTGTTGCACCGCCACGACGAGCTGTAATATATGCAGGACTGGCTTGCAATTGAGATAGGGTTGGTTCTGCTACAACTGTGAGAGGTCTTAAAATTTGATCTGTGCCTTTGGCCAGCGATGAAGTGGGTGTTGTACCGGTAACCGAAGTGGTTGGTACTGACGGCAACCCATTGGCGGCAGATGCCAGTCTTTCAAGTCTTGCTGTTTCAGCTGCCGACTCATCAGGGGCGTCTCTTGGCGCTGTGCTGTCTGGTTGTTGTTCGGTAGTGCCCGCAGTGGTAGTGCCCGCAGTGGTAGTTGTTTGAGATTGTGTAATTGTGTTAGGAAATACCAAAAGTTTTCCTTCTAAGTCTTGTGTAAACTTGCCTTGTCTAAAATTGCTGGTCACTGTCACTGCTTTGTAAACATAGTTTTGACTGGCAACTGCAGACCCTGGCACATCTAATAGTCCTGTGTTAATATTGTAGTCTGCAGGCTTGTTAAATGAGACTTCAAACAATGCCTCTCTAGCATCAAAATTAATAGTACCGTCAGCTAGAAACGCATCAAAGTATGGATCAGTTGCGTTAGTGTTTAGAGATTTTTTTCTAATACCTGACCACACTTCGCCTTGTTCAATCCAAGCAGGGTCACCCACTATGGACAATTTAACTGTGGCTTGGTCGCCGGGACTATAGAGATAATCGGCAGCGTTGGCGGCTGGCTCATTGGTGTACCAGGAATCAATGCCTTGATTGGTCTGCGCACTGTTTGGCGAGTACAATCGTTTTTCAACTTCACGATAATCTGATGTTCCGCGGCTGTTGACTTGTGCTCTGGTTCTACTGTTAATGGTTATGTAATATAGATAATTAAAATCTTGTTCAAAATTTAAAATTGAAGTGTTTTGTCCGGTAAACCAATAACTGTATTTTTTCTGGGCACCACGAAACACTCCTTTGGGAAAGTACTCGCTTTTTATGTCGTTAATTCCATAGGGTGCTATCTCGTAAGTTATCTCGTAAGCTAGATCATTTCGTTTAGAATCTGATTTTGGTAACGGCTTGGCTTCAACACCTATTCGGTACCAGGCAAAGGCCTGCGCACCAGTACCTTGTGGAATGACTTTTCCGTTCTGATCAATAATTTTAGTCTGCTGTTTGTAAACATAATTGCTGTTGCGCACTGCAAGGTCAATAAACTGCACAATACTCATACCAGCTATTGCACTGTTGGTCTTGGCCCGAGTATTAATTGATTGTCCAGCACCCACGGCTTCGTTGGCTGTGGTAACATTGGTCATGGGCTTGCCATTTAAATCAGTGGTGGCCGGGGGCACCACTGCCGCGCTGGCAATTTCTGGATGGCTGATTATGATATTGTATTTGTCAGCAACTTCATATGTGCCATCAGTGACTAACTCTTGTTGAAATTTGTTAAGGGCAGTTGCAAGCCCAATTGTCAGTGTGGGGTTTGGAGCTTCGGTTGCTGTGCCCGGCGCCACGGTACTGGGTTGCTCGGTAGTTGGTGTTTGATTGTTTAGAGATTCAGCCCAGGTGGTATTGCCGTTGAATAAATTTTGTAGGGTGGTGGCGGTTAATTCAATGTTAAAGGGTATCACTCCACGACCTTGGCCGGTTCCAATTACATTTTGTGGGCAAACAGCTTCACACTGATATTCAGTTAGTTTATTAGCAACCCTAAACTTGATACTGGTGAATTGAAAGGGTATAAATTTTTCTACTATGGCGTAATTGTCGCTTTTGCCGGCAGGATCAGTGCTAATTGGTGCGGTTATCATGTTACCATTTTCATCATACCCATAAAATCGTATAACCATTAAATAATTTTGTGCGGCATAATTTTGATTTTTGATAGTTGTAGTTCCACCGCCGCCTACTGTGACGTATTGATTTACTGCCTTATATAAGTTATCAAGTAAAGTAATACCATTGGGTTCAACAATTTTAAATTTCATTTCAACTACATTGTGTGCCCCTCCAGTGCCTTTACCGTGTATTACGCTCTTGAGTTCTATGTCATCAAAGTAGTAATCCAACGGGAAGTATTGATTGCGTCCTTGGGTTAAACTAACTCCGGCAGAGCCGCCGTCATTAAAATCTTGTACTTGTACACCTGACTGTTGTGGTGCGCCACCACTTTGCATCAACAGTTGATATCCAGGAATGTAACGTTTTTTTGTTGTCATGAGTCGTCGATAATCTTCGGGGCTCATGAGATAAAGACTTGCTGAATATGTGTAGCTAGCAAACTTATCTAAAATGTTATTTTGCGGTGTAATAGACCTTGCTGTTTTGTTAACCAATGTAGTAACATTGTTGCTGCCATTTGGCGTTTCGGGTGTAACTGCACCTGCTTCAAGTATACCTTCAGTGGTTCCGTCATCGCTGACTGCGCCCACGCCGGGAGTATATGATGCTGTTGGGCTTTCGCCAGCGGGTACATTGTCAGGAGGTTGTGTTCCATCTGGCAATGCTGGAGGAAGGCTGCCCGGCCCAGGTAATTCAGCAGGGTCAGGAATTGGCCAATCAGCACTGGCTGGAGGAACTGCTTGAGTTTGGACTATTGCCCTTGTGTCATTGTTTGTTCCAAAGTCAACGTTTTCAGAGAATGCCACTGCATTTGTGGGTATTCGAGTTGCTGGCTCAATTGGACTAACTTCTGGTAATTGAGTATTTGCACCATCATCTCGTGCCACTTGTGAGTTGGCAACAATTTGTCCACTACTGGACACTGGTGGTAAACCAAGCAACAATTCAATTTGCAATACTACATCTCGTAATTGTACGTTTATCTCTTGTATTTGTGGCAGCACTGTAACATCGCCGGCCTGGTACCGGGCAGCAAGAATTTCACGTTCTGCCAGCAGTCGTGCACGTTCTGCTTCTAGGGTTCGAACAGTTGCCATTTATTAAAATCCCAAAGCGGATCGAAGTGTGGTGATCTTAGGCAGATAAATGTTGGTACCAGCTACAAAATCCCAGGGCGGTGCAGTTAATGTATTGGGATTGCGTTGATAAAACACCCACCACAGGCCCGGTTGTTGATACAAGTCAAATGCCAGCAGATCTGGACGATATTGATATGTTTGATTTATTTTAAAATACACATCATCATTTTCCCTGGGGATAGCACGATTAACCATGCTGTCAAGATAAAACTGAGAGTATGGAGTTAGAAAATATGGGCTAGTTGCAGTATAATTTGCCATTACCAGAATCCCCCTTTGAGCAAGTCGCCGTTGGCAAAACTCTTGAGACTAAATTGTTTGCTGACCTGACTGCGTGATTGTATTGGCAGCAATACTAAACTAATATCAATTTTGGTGGGCACATACGTGGGGTTGTTTGTGCCCAAGGTTGGTGGTGGTGGTGGTGTAGTTATAGCACCTGGTTGTAATCCAGTTACACCTGCGTTTGCCAATCTAATTAGCGATGCAAAACTAGAGCTGGTGGGCAAAGTTTGTCTATTTCGTTTTTGTAACAAGTTAGTTCCGTTGATTTCTACAGTTCTTGCTCGAATATAATCTACGTCTCCGGGAAGATTGTAGCTAAAAGATTTTACCAAGCAAGGGTGCAAGTTAAATTGGAACTCTCCAAGGCCTTGCAAAAATACCATTGGAGGTGGGGTTCCGCGCTGGGCATCTTGACCGTAAAACATTTTTGTGACACTGCGGAAAAAATGTATTACTGCCAACATATAATTAGCTTCGTTGGTGTCTTGCGCTGTAAATGTTGCCTGTAGTTGTATATCGTCTACGTAGCTATTTTGATAAAAATGTCCACGATAATTGCTGTGGGTCAAATCGTAGGTACTGTAATTGGCAGCGTAGACTGTGTTGATGACCGGGGTATAAGGGAACACTACTCCGTCAGTAACTGACAGCGGCCAAAGAATACCATCACTGCTGATACCTGGATCTTTGTAAAGATAGTCTGCACTGGGCGCCAATCTCAACTTTACTCGCCAATCACCTTCGTTGGCCTGTTTTCTTTGTGCCTCAATGGCAGCTTGATTTTGTGCCAGTTTGGTCTTGGCCAAGGTGATGGCTGCGGATCTTGACTCTTCGGCACTGAGCAATGTGCCGGGATCAACGTAACCATCGCCAACAAAAACAGGATTGTTATTTTCGTCTAGAGCCCAGCCAGGATTTAAGTTGCCGTCATCGTCATAAGGCAACCCATTTGGGTACAGACTGGGATCTTGTGTAATTGCTACGTCAGCAGGGCCTTCGTTGAATCTTGCTTCTGCATCAGCTCGACTTTGTACATTCAATGCCTCAAAGTCATCGCCAACGTTTAGCGCATCAGCATATTCAGTTGCTTGTTCCTGGGTAAATCCACCGGCAACTATTTCGTTTGTGTCAAGATTGTACACATCATAAGTGCCAGTTTCTACATTGTATGCTACAGCAAAATTACCAACTGGTGCAATAGCTGTTAAATTGGCATCTTGAAATGCCGCTGTAGTAGACTCTGTGGTTGTGGGGACTGCTTGAGGGTCTTGTTCACTGGTAACAGCCTCTGGGCCAAAATCAATACTGCCCGGGGGCGGATCCTCCTCCTCGCCTGCTCCACCTGCTTGTATATCAACTGTGGTATTTACAGGGATGGGTTCAAGAGCTTCAACTCCGCCACCACCGCCACCACCGCCACCACCAGAGATAAGATTGTATCCGGTGACCACCAGATTTATTTTTGGGATTAGTAGTCTTGCCAAGGCCAATGCAGCTTCTGCTGGGGTCTGGTCAACATTTGTTATAATGTCTCCGATGCTTACAATTTTATTTGCAGTACCAATTGCATTGTTAATCTGACTAAAACCTGGTATTTGATTCAACGCTAGGTCAATGGCTTTGTTAATTAACTTTTCAACCACAGGTCCTTGGTTATCTAAGCCTAACGAAGCTCTAATAGCCGCTGATGCACTGGTATTGGCAGTGACTTCAACTGTTTGAATTGCAGTATCACCTTGATCCGCATTGGGCAAGGTTGTATCTGTAACAACATCAGCACTGACTCTTTGATTGCGACCTGTTGAGTTAAGTGCAATTTCAATATCTGCTACACCAATGTCGGCTGCCACAAGAGCTTGAGTGTTGATTGAATTTTGTGTTAGTACCAAAGTTTCAATGGCTAGAACTTGTTCTTCAGTTATACTACCATTTTGAGTGATGTATTGTGCAATCAGTGCATCAGTAATACGTTGAGTGGCGTCTAATCCCAGTGTGTCGTTGGCTACATTGTAAGGTACTAGCCCTAGATTTGATATTCCTATAATCGGTTGACCAGAATTGTTAACATCACTTACAAGATTATTAAATGTCCTGCCTATTCCAGAGTCGTTTATTATAGATTTTTGTGCTGGGGTAAGTTGATCATAAAAATCGTTGATCAATGCTTTCCTGGCTTCTGTAAATGTTAACGGGCTTGAATCACTAATTGATATATTTCGCACACTATCGATTACATCCTGTGCTTGATTCAGGGTATCTCTTGTGGTAACTGCAACATTCAATCCATCGTTAATAACTCTTTGCAATACTTGTCGCTCTTCGGTGGTTAGGTTAAATCCGTTTCCATCAGCTTCTAGTAAATTACCTGCTAGGTTTGCATTTTCAATTGCCTGGGCTCGGCCGGCGGCCGTAGCTAAATTAGGGCTGGAAAGCGCAAGATTTGTTAGTTCAGTCTCCAGTGCTAGATCTAGTTGTGCTTGTGTGTCTGCTGACAATCCAGAGGCAGTGCTGTTAGCAACCGTGGTTGATTCTGATGTTTTAATTTGTACGTTAAATTGATTAACCGATAGCGGCACATTGAGTGACTGTCCATCGTCGGCTCTAGTCAATATAGTTTCGTCAATTGTGTCTATTATAGGATACGTGTCATCTACACCTTGTGTGTTGGCAATCACTGTGGCAGTCAATGTTTGAATTTCAGCAATAGATCCCGCGGCGTTAAATTGCGATGTCAAGTATTCGTCACTGCCACTTGATATAGTGTAGTAAGTGTTGTCTAAGCTTAGGGCTTGTGTGCCACCAGTGTTGGGGTTGGCAAATCCGGTCACAGCATTGTTGGTATAATCAACACCAATTTGGTAGTTTGCCGATCCTACCACACTTGTGTCAAATGTAAATCCAGTGGTGGTTGTATTGGTAACAAATGGATTGGATGTAAATGCATCAAATCCTGTTGCAGTGGTTCCTTGATAGGTGACATTTTGTCCGGCGTACCCCGAGCCGCCAATGGAATTAAATCCAGTGAACGCATCATACGTGCCGTAGCTGTAGCTAAAACCAAAACCATTTTCACCCATATATTGTGTACCTTTGTTAATATTTACCTAAAAAATAAACAGCACAGTTTAAGAAAAAGGTTGACAAATGTCGTTTTTCTGCTACAATAAGTACTCATACAGGAGACTTACTCAATCATGAGTTTAATACCAAAAGCGGCACCTCGTGTCAATTACCTCAACAACAGAGATATCTTAAAAGAGATTCATCTAAGCAAAGCAACATATTGTAGCTATCTAGATCCAGTCACCGATCATCAATGTGATATTATTTTGCCCAGCGTGACCAAAATAAATCAGCGTACCATTGCCGAAGCACGTAGAAATCGTGCTGCCAGACTCACTAGAGAACAAGGCGCCGAGGTCAATGAAAAGAAAATTGCCAACACTGACTTGGTATTTCGTATCATGACCTGGGAACACATACCCATGGCACCTAAAAAAGTTCCCAAGAATGCTGTGAAAAAACGCAAACTAGAGGACATACTGGGCATTGAAGATGTACCAGTTGACGATCCGCTTGCTGACATCATTGATGAACCAGTGTTAAACCCCACTCATGTGCGTGTTAATTTTCCCCCGTTTTGGCACTATAGAGTCACTGATCACAAAATTCCATATCTAGTGGGCAAGAGTCACTGGAAAGGCGATTTAGAAACCGGCGAGTACAGTCGAGATCACGGACAAATGACTCGCAAGTTGGCCATGATGTTTATGAAATTATGCGAACGATATGCTACAAGGAGCAACTGGCGTGGATACACCTACAACGAAGAAATGCGGGGGCAAGCCCTGTTACAACTCAGTCAAATTGGACTCCAGTTCGATGAATCAAAATCGCAGAACCCTTTTGCGTATTATACTGCCGCTATCACTAATAGCTTTACTCGTATCTTGAATATTGAAAAGAAGAACCAAAACATTCGCGATGATATTTTGGAAATGAACGGACTTAATCCTAGTTGGACACGGCAAAATGCTGGCAAGGCTGGCATGGCTGCTATGAGTGGTCCAGTAACATCCAGTCTTGAGGATCAATAATGCCTGAGCTCGATTATCAAGGCCTACCTTGGGTACAAGGACTAAACCTGCCCGTGGATACCAGAAAAGGCAATGGCGAGCCCAATTTATTTGTGGCCGGGTGCAGTGTATCAGCTGGCATGTTTATAAACATTGAACAAAGTTATGGCAGTTTGTTGAGTGAAAAAACTCAGATGTCACTGGTACTACTTGCCAATCGATCCACTAGCGTTGACTGGGCCGCAAACCAAATCATCAGCAGTGATCTCAGACCCGGTGACGTAGTAGTCTGGGGTATCACTGCGGTTCATAGACTTACATGGTTGACTTTGGGTACTGACAATAATTTTCAGCCCGTTCATTGTCTTCCCACTATGAATCCTAAATTTGCTAATTTTATGGGCAACAGTGCTTATGATCTTGTAAAACGATTCATGGTCGAAGCTGAACAACATCATATGCTGGCGGCTGCCACCAAAATATTGCAGGTGAAAAAAGTTTGCGAGATGTCGGGCGCACGCCTGTTATTTGGATTTTTGCCCTATTCTGGCACGGATATAGTCAAACAGCTCACAACGGCCTTTACAAATGATGCAGGATATGTTAAAATACCGTATAGTACCGAATCACCACACTGGACAGACTTTGGATCAGATGGAGCTCATCCTGGTCCAGAAAGTCACCGGTTGATAGCTGAAGCATTTTTTTCTAAACTCAAAAACTAACGTATGGCTAATTTATTTCGCAAGGCAGCAATCTTCACTGACATTCACTTTGGGCTTAAATCAAACAGTGCATTGCACAACGAAGATTGTTTGGCTTTTGTCAAGTGGGCCACTGCCAAAGCCCGAGAGGAAGGTTGCGAAACCTGTATGTTTCTAGGTGACTGGCACAACAACCGATCCAGCTTAAACATTGTCACTTTAAATTATAGCTTACGAGCACTGGAACACTTAAATGCAAACTTTGAACGTGTGTATTTTATCCCTGGCAATCATGACTTGTATTATCGCGATAAACGTGATGTACAAAGCGTGGAGTGGGCCAAACATCTTCCAAACGTACAAATTTGTAATGACTGGTTCAGTAGTGGTGACGTAGTTATTGCTCCGTGGTTATGCGGCGATGATCACAAGCGCATTCCAAAAATGAAAGGCAAGTACATGTTTGGGCATTTTGAACTGCCTGGCTACTTGATGAACGCCATGGTAGAGATGCCGGATCATGGAGAAGTACGACGTGAAGATTTCAACAACTTTGAACATGTGTTCACTGGACACTTTCATAAACGTCAGACCAAGAAAAACATCACCTACATTGGCAACTGCTTTCCGCACAACTATGCTGATGCCGGCGATGACGAGCGTGGACTAACTATACTTGAGTGGGGTCAAGAAACTGTATATCATGCTTGGCCTAATCAGCCTACATATCGAGTGCTTGGATTAAGCAATGTCATTGACAACGCTGGCACCCTTTTGCACAAAGACATGCATG